CTGGTAAACCCAATGGACGCAAAACAACATGGACATCATCTGATGGAAAGAGAGTTTCTATCGCATCCATGAATGTTGGCTATCTTCGCAATGCACTTGCTTCTATCGTTACCCCATCCGGTAAGTTTAGAACAAGTACAACATCACGCTAATCATGCGTGGTGTTGATAGGTGAACCTAAGAGGACTCTAAGAGTCAATGGTTGGCAGTAACCTATCTGGTCGGACATGATGGAAGGCAAGTATTACGGTTTCGTTTACTGATGGTTTCGATTACCTCCATGTCCGCAAATGAACTCCTTAGAAAACAATACCGGTGTAGACGGCACGGCTGATGGCTCCCCTGCCACAATCTATAAGGCTTCTTCATCGGTATTTCTTTTTAATTTACCGTAAGGAATAACAACCATGAGCAAGAAGAAAGAGAAGAAAGAAGAAACAAAGAAAGAGAAGAACTATGAAGCAGAAGTAGTATATTGCTACTTTAGCGATTTAATCCCCAGTGGTGGCAAACAACCATTCCATACAATTAAGATAAGACGGTAACTATATTACATATACAGTATAAGGAATAACAACCATGTCCAACGGAATCTATCTAACTCTTGAACAATACAAAGACAAAGACTTACCCATTACAATAACGATCAATGGGCATACATACCATTCTCAATTTGCACTTGCCACTACACAAACTACTTGGTTTGAAATGGGGAAACAACATGGTATGGAATTGGGTAGTGACAATACCTATTCCGATAATGAAATGTCTAATATGCATGATGCATGGTTTGACGAAGGATATACGAAAGGATATGAAGCCGGATATGACGCTGGCATAGACCATGGAATTGAAAAGACACTACAAGACGATCGTGTGAAAGAAGAATTGGAACGAACTAAACAGACATGGTATGCTAAAGGAAAGGAAGAAGGATATGAAGCCGGTAAGTGGGATTTGCCGGCAGGTGATTCAGGAGTGGAGAATCTGACATACAAACATGGATGGTCTTGCGGATACAATGAAGGATTTGAGATTGGTAAGAGTGCAGGATACAATGATGGATTTGAAGAAGGTAAGAGTGAAGTATTTGAAGAAGGTAAGGAAGCAGGATATGGTGAAGGATATGAAGCCGGTAAGGTAGAAGCCCTTGCAGAAATAGAAGTGGAGTTTCCCACATACAAACATGGATGGTCTTGTGGTTACAATGATGGATTTGAAGAAGGTAAGAGTGAAGGATATGATGAAGGATATGAGATTGGTAAGAAAGCCAACGGTATCAGTAAAAAAGAAATACCCGGTGAATACCTTTCCCGTATAGAAGAAGCATACGATGATGGATATAAGGAAGGATATACGGATTGTAGAGAAGTGGCAAAGATGCTGAATAAATACGGTATAGATGAAGATGGTCCCTGCAATGACTGTAAAGAAGAACCAGGTAGGGATGAAGAAGATGGTGATTATGTTGGTCCCGAACATCCTGAATACGATAAGGGATATTACGCCGGTTGGGAAGATGGGAAGAACCATATTATGCAATTCATTGGAAATGAAAGTAGTCGATAATATACTGTATATGTGAATGACATACCATTCGGTAAGTGAGTATATCGGTGTTAGTGAATGAGACATCATACGGCAATGGTGTTCCCTGGAAGGTAGAGCCAGTCTGTTATGCGCGTATGCGCGAGGCAGGACAGGAGGACAGGGCTGATCACACACCAGTTCCAATTTCTCCCACATTCACCCACAGTATCATACTTACTACCCACAGGTGTCATATTCATAAATGCCGCAATAACAAAAACACTAACACATTATCTTTTATTTACATATAGGTAAATGATTGATTGGGCAGTGCTAAAATAATAGTTATGTAAGTATTTGGTCAGTATCATAAAACTATTATTTTGGAGTATTCCTTTGGAAGTATTAAGCATATTGCAGATTGGTGGATGGATTAGTTTGTTATTTTGGTATTGTTATAGATGGATGTGGAGGAGTAATAATCGTATAGGTCTTCGTTGGACTGTTCTATCGTATCTTCTTATCCTTATTCTTGTATGTGGGTATAGTATGTATCGTTTGATATTCATATAGTATCTATATCTTATCCATATTTTGATCTTATATCTGTATTCCTTATATTAGCATATACAGTATTTTTATTTTATGTACCGTTGGAGTTTTGTTATGGTTTTGTTTGAAACAATAAATCCCTATAATAATATGGTGTCTTACATAAATCCAGAATACATTATGGATATAGGAGACTACCGTGATAGTGTCAATAAGGTATATGCCGGTAGTAAGATTCATGTACAAGGTGCTATGATTACAACTTACTATGATTATCGTACACCACAAGAGATAGCAGAAGCTATCAACAAATTACATGGAAGATAATTTTACATACCGTTGGAGTTTTGTTATGTCTTGGTTTACAAATAAAAAAAATTGATTTATGAATAAAGAACAAAAAGTAAATTACGTAAAATGTTGGTTACAGAAATTTGGTAATCGAGATAATGAAACATTTAACACTGAAGTAGTAGTGGGTGAAACCACTTGGAGAATATCACTTCAATACAACTTTGACGATGAAGGTGACCAATGTGACCCATATGACTGGTGTAGTCGTGGTTTCAAACACGTAAATGATAACCAAATTTCAGATAGAACAGATGAAGAGTTGGATGAGATAATAAATCAATTAAAATCAAAACAATTTTTTTATTAACCATATACACGATACTAACATTAGTCAATACACAATTACAATTATTTTTTTAGTTACCGTTGGAATCCTTATGAAACACAAACTCATTGGTTATGGATTGGCCATAGCAACATTGACCGTATTCTATATTGTGCCTGCAACAAGTGGGTGGAATGTCCTAACAGGTTTGGTATGTCTCATTGCCGGAGCATACTATATCTATAAGAGTGAAGCCATATTGGGAAACATATTGTTATTGATTTCATTGATGGTTAATATAGTATTTAATTGGTATGTAGTATAAGCATTATTTTAGTTACCGTTAGGATTTTAGTTATGAAGTTTTTTACAATAAGACTAACCCCATCCGGCAGTGTTGGTGTTGTTAATATCAATCCACAGTATATTGTATCTATACAACCGGCAGGTCTAGCAGATAACAATATAGGCAGTAGAATCCGTGTGCATGGTGGCGGAGGTGACTTATACCACGATTACCGTAAACCAGAAGAACTACTGGAGTTATTGAGTTCGTATCATCACCAATCAAGTTTCCTTTCCCTATGAAAGAGTTTCCGAAACAATGGCGGATTTGGAAGATAAGAAGTAGACCGGTTCATTTCCCTTATGAATGGAATAAGGATGAAGTCATGGACTGGCTTAATGATAGTCAGTATAGAATATGTCCGTTCTGCAATAGAAGGGATGTTAAGTATGACCATTTCAATATATGTGATCCAGAAGAAGAAAGAATACATAGATTGAATAATAATATGAATGAAGGTCTCTGATAGTTTTATTTTAGTTACCGTTGGAGTTTTGCTATGGATATTAGAGAAGAAGTAAACAGTTGTTTAACGAAAAACAAACACGGTTTCACCCGTGATGAATATATGAAACTGCTAGAGAACTATCCTGGCATAAACATGGACAGATTTTGGGATGCACTCAATGGTATTACCTGCATGAGTATTGATGGCGAAACCGTTGTGTTCCACCGTGATATTGAGTTGGCTATCCGTTGTGGTATGGAAGATAGAAGTCCAACCATATCAGAATGGGATTGATTTTTATTTTAGATACCGAAGGAACCATAACCGTGAACAGAACTATAAAGGATTTCATTACAAATAACTCTATGCACCTGTTTCTCGGTTATCATGTCCCCGGTTCCTTGGCAGACCGTTATGTTTCCTACATGGGAAAGACATACGAGAAGATGGCAGACAGAAGAAGACAGAACACGATAAACTATTTCAATGGTGATGGTGAACATATTGCAACCATTGTCCGTAATAGTGAAGGTATTTTCAAAATGTATTTCGATGATATTACAATAATTCAAATTGAGGAATAACAACCATGAGTGAAAAACAAACATTTGAAGTTGAAGTTGGCGTTAGTTGGGACGGTGGTGAAACTGTTTCAATAGTTGTGATTGATGGAGACACCTACGACTATGATGACATTGTATCAACGGCATTCAAAGATGCCAAAGACAATGGTGAACTTGATGGGTTTGAACATATATCAGAAGACGATTGTAAATATGATATTCGGATAACCGATGGTTATTTGAATGACATCGGTATAACCAATTCGGATGAATTAAAAGACTTTGGTGATGTATTCTATTCCGATGATAATTACCACGATATAGATGTATTTGAAGCGGCGTATGCTTGTGATATTCCATTCGAGGATATTGACGAATGCTACAACGGTGCTTGGGATAGTGACGAAGACTTTGTTCAAGACTTGTTGGAATCAACAGGAGACTTACCAAGTGATTTACCGCACTATATTCACATTGATTGGGAAAGCACTGCCCGTGATATTATGATGGACTATTGTGAACACAATGGTCATTATTTTAGAACGAATTAAGAAACGGTTAGTTAGGTGGCGTAATTGGTTAAACGCATGGACAGTAGGGTGAGATAGAATCAACCCCAGCTTATGAAAGAGGCTCCCAAACTTTGCAGGTTCAAGTCCTGCCCTAACTACAAAATAAAAGTTAAAAAATATATGATAGTAAAATATACTGATTTGATTCATAGTGTAAAGGGATTAGGTGTACCGAAACCATTATCTGGAACTCTATCTGGCCATGCAGCCGGAGAACCCTTTGATAAAAGAGTCTATACGGAAATAAAAAATAAATTTCCTAAAAATACATTCAGACAGTATGAATATTTAAATAAGTTATACATTGAAAATCAAAATGTAATATCGTATAAAGATAGAAAAGAATTATTTGAATCTTCAGTTATCCACTTTTTACTTACAAGAGGAAAGGATGCAACAAAAAAATGGAGAACAGATAATCTTTTTGAAGAAAAACAAAACGATACCGCAGATATATTAGTTGTAAAAGATGGTTTATATGAGATAATAGATATTAAAACTCGTAATATTTCTAAGAAAGCACAACCACCAAATATAATTTCTGCATTCAAATTGGCACAAATGTGTTCTATAATGATTGATGATAAAAAATTTAATGAGTTTACCATCAATTATTTTCAAGTTGATTGGAAGTTGGTCAAAGATGAATTAGTATGTACTGATGCATACAATGCTTGTCTATTCAAGACAAACCCCAAAAATCTATACATAAATTGGGCAGCTGCTATGCAAATACAATTTCATGTATCTGAATTGGACCAATCTTTTCCAGGAACTATGGAAGATTGGGCACACACCTATCTTGAACATTTTGTCAGTCATGTGTACAAAAGATCTGAATACATGGTAAATAAATTTGCAAAACCCTTTGAAAATAAAGGACTTACATAAATCGATAAGTCCTTACAAATCAAAGACTTACATAACCCTCCTTATTTAGATTCAGTCTAAATATAAATTTCATTCCCATAAAATAATGCTTTGATCTTTCATGCCAACGCCTTATATTTGTATTGTAAGTTAAGGTGAATGATATGAAACAATGTATAAAATTCTTTCCATTAGCAATAACAGTAGGCGTATTGGTTCTTCTTGGTTTGGGTTACCAGAAACACGAATTGCCTAACTTGTTGAACCTCAACGACTTAAACAAAAAACTCCGTGTCCTCCAAACTACTTCTCGTAAGTCATTGGTAGATAATGAGTTAGCAGAACAGTTGGTAGAACAAAAAAATTATTCGTCAAAGTAAAATAATGCTTTGATCTTAATGCGCAATTCCGTATATTTGTATTGTAAGTTAAGGTGGTGGTAATTGAGACCAAAAACAATTCCACAAAAATAAAAAATAATGCTTTGATCTTACAAAAAAAGTTCGTATATTTGTAATGTAAGTTAAGAACAACCAAAGGAAACAACCATGTTATTCTCGAAAACACTAACCGATAAACTATCAGATGCTTGGTCTGACTATTCAAAGCTCATCCGTGAAAGAGAAACCCGCGTCAATCCAATGACATTAGAGGAATCAATGGACTATATGGACCGCAAGGAATCAGTCTTGTATCGTATTGCTTTATTGTCCGAAGCCGTGGACATAGTAAAAAATGGTGCAGGTATTTCATCTTCAAAAATAATGCTTTGATCTTATCTAAAAATTCCGTATATTTGTAAAGTAAGTTAAGGACACAAAATGAAACGCTTAAAACACATTCTCAAAGAGACTGTAATCATTACCGGTATCATCCTGTTTGTTCTCATTGCATCCAGTATTGATAGTCTCCTCGATATTGCTATGAATCATTTTTGTAAATAACCACAAGGAAACAACCATGAATAACCCCAATCACATTCGCGAATATGTAGTCACCGTTTCTGGTGTTTACAATAACAAAGTAGTTTCAATTCCAGAACGCAAGATTCATGCCTATAGTTTTGGAGAAGCCAGTGACATTGCAAACGCTTCGTTCCAACAAATCTTCGGTGTAGAAAATTCGATCACATCTAGTATCTATATCAATACATACAACAACCAATAAGGAACAAAAACCATGAGCACACTTGATGCAATTATGAATATAGAATGCAACCCAGAATGTACTGAAGAACTATGGATCCAATCATTTCAGTCACTAATTGATAGTGGCGATGTTTGGGGATTGCAGGGCTGGTATCGTAGAATTGCAGTTACATTGATTGATGCCGGTATTTGTACACGATAAACTATAAACTATAAGGATAACAACCATGATAATGACATATAAAATGAGAGCCGAAGGCGTCAATGATGTTTTTGAATTTGTGAGAATGTTTAGTAAAAATATCAAAGAATACCGCATCATTGGTAATACTATCATTCCAGATGTTGAATTTGAATTTGAAACCAAAAAAAGTTTACATATTGTCTTGAAAACTTTGCGTCAAATTCCTGACAGTCATGTAATGGTAGAAACAGTCAAACCAATTTCAGAATATACAGGAGTTAGATGATAAATATGAATAAAATTATTTTTGTGTGTCTAATTCTATTGGGCACCATAGGACTAACCAATGTTATAGAATCAAAATCCTATACAATCATTACTGTATCGGGAACTGTTACAGACTACAAAACAAAAAAACCAACAAGTGTTACTATATCATTCTATGATTTATACAATAAACGGATAGGTTGGTCAAAAAGTAATTCAAAGACTGGCTCCTATTTAGTTACCGGATTAAAGCCAGGTGAGGCATACATAATACGCATTGAATCCATTGACTATATGAGAGACGAGTATGAAGTAATAATGCCAAATGTCAATAGTCATATAGAATTAAATAAAGATTTTGAAGTTATACCGAGATAATTTAAAAACGAACAAGGAAACAACAATGAATACAACAACTCAAACACCCAGTCTTGTATCTGCTATTGGGTTTTTAGTAAACCACAAACTACCAGAACTTGATACAAACAAAACATGGATGTATTCAGTCCAATACGGAAACAAGTATGCTAAGATTATTTCAGAAACTAACCGTGGTCCTGCCGGCGGAGTAAAGTCTGTTTGGGGTTTTGTTGCCCTACAAGACATGACTGTGAGTGGCATACCATACAAACGAGGAGACTTGCTCAAAGCTGCATCATTCAAGGCACCTGCAAAACACGCTCGTGGTAATCTGTTAGAAGGAACAGCCGAATACGATCTATACGGACCCGCTTACCTAAACAACCCGAGGTCATCATGGTAAGGAAACCGCATATCCGAGACAAACGATCCCACCATGTTAAGCGTGGCACCAGATTCCAATGGTATTGTCCAAGTAGGGGCAAGTGGATTGACTGCACTGTGACTGGAACAAATCGTTCTTGGGTGCGGTATATTGAGAATCACCGAACCGGTGCTGCATTCGATGGTGAATTTAATTTTACCCGCAGAGACTTTAATGAATTTACGAATATCAAAATTACCCAATGGTGAACCATGTTTTTACAAGATGACCATGCATACGAACTTGCAACAGACTTGTTGGTAAAGTATCACAATGCTAGTGAAACCTATGATGCATTGAAGGATATTCTGAACCACGAAGAACCCGATACGGAAAGGTATGAACTTATCCGTAGGGAATACCTGAAGGCAGCTGAATACGCAAAGATAAGACATACACACGCGATGATTATATCATGTGACATTATACAATCTATACAAGAATACCGTTGGAATTAAACATTAACAATTAAGGAATAAAACTATGTCTATGCCGCATCCATCACAAATTGATTGGCAAGGAATTGAGAAGAAAATGAATGAACTAAAGACTACGCCTACTCACAGTAACGGTGAGGAATGGCGAGAAGGTTATACAAAGATTGAACATCCCGAATGGGGAACTGCATTTGTCCGTAGGATTGAAAGGGCAAAGGCAATCGATACATTGCGTGAATGGAACTCAGAGAGATTTAATCCATACGATATAGATGTTCACGATATGATAGAATACTATCTTGATATGATGGAATCTGGTGTCAAAGGTTGGGTGGAATATACCAACGAAGAACTTGCTGAGGAACTGAATAGAATGAACACGGATGCTGACTGGCTCTATGAAAATGAAGAAGATGAAAACGGTGAGGAATGTCCAGTTATTTTTGAAGTTTACAATGGGGAACATAGATGATAAATACCTATCAAGAATGGATGGTCATACTTGAAGATGACCACCAGGAACTGTTTACCTATGCAACTTGGGCATCTTGTGAGAGAGACGCCGAAGAGGATGCGGTATTCAACACGAACTTACAAGGTGTCCGTAATGTGACTGTAATACCAATGGATCGTTATAGACTTGCAATGAGGACAACACATGAAATGGGAACCTAAAATACTGGCGGTATGCATATTTTATTTTTTGTCTGTTAGTAATTGTTTATTTGGACAACAACTATCTGACGAAGAAACAAAACTATATGACATGATAATGGAATACCGTGCATCCAAAGGATTGCCACCCATACCATTATCAGAAAAACTAAATTATGTTGCAAGAACTCATGCACAAGATTTATTCCACAACAGACCAGATACAGGAGAATGCAACTTACATAGCTGGTCTAACAAAGGAAACTGGATATCAGTATGTTACAAATCAGACCACACTGGTTCAGAATATGCAAGAATGAAAGGACGAGAAATCATTGGCTATTCTGGATCATCTTATGAAATTGTGGCAAAACTTATCCCAACAAATGATATTGGTGTAAATATAACGGCAGAAATTGCTCTTGACGGATTCAAAAAAAGTCCACCACATAATGCTGCTATTGTAAATTTAGATAATTGGAATGACAATTATTGGAAAGCGATTGGCATTTCAATCTATGCCAACTATGCGTGTGTTTGGTTTGGTGAATATAAAAAATAATGCTTTGATCTCATAGAAAGATTACTTATATTTGTATAACAATAAAGGATAACCGAATGGAACACTACATTGAAGAATACTATGATGTTGGACAGAAATACAAAGATTATTTCATAAAGGAAAATGAATGTCCAGAATGTCATTCGGATGGGGACATTGAATATCTTGATAGTGGTATCGGTGACGAGTTTTATTTCTATGAAATGGAATGTGGTTGCGGTGCCCGTTGGACAGAATTTCACAGACTTGTTTTTGACAGTATCAGAATTGACCAGCCCGTAAATAACACAGAAACAGAATAGTCGGTATCATTTTTTATTTTTACTTAAAGGATTATCTTTATGCCAAAAGGAATTTTTTACAACGGAATGAGCAAGAAAGAAGTTGCTCACAACACTGCTGTTTTCACTATCATTCTATCGAATGAAGAAAATGCATTGACAAAAGGCCTAATGAAGTTAGGTAGTTTTGCAAATAAATTGTGGACATCCGAAGAAGATGAATTGCTAAGTTTATATCAAGAGTATCGTGATAAGGTTGTTGATAAATTAGCAGAATTGAACTCGAAAAGAATGCCCACAACCGCTTTGAGTGAAATAATCAAAAATGGTTATGTTGGTATCACAGATTGGAATGACAATGAAATCATTGAGTTTGCTATGGACAATTACGATGAAGTAAAACAAAATTAAACTTTGAGGATAAACATGAAACATGAAAACGAAAAGAACTTTCATCATGGTCACACAAGACAAGAGATAGTGGATGCTATCATTGACTTTGAATTGGACAATGATATTCTACCCGATTGGCGTGAGATATTGGAATATGGTTGGGCTGGATATGCTTATACCGATGAAGATGCCCTCCGTGAACTGTATGATGAATACTTTACGGAACCTGAAAGGGTTGCTGAGGAATCACCTGAGGATTCATGGTGGTACGATGATCTCGGAACCGCAACCGATGGCCGAGGTAATCATGTTTAACCCAAGTCTCGAATATCTTATCGGATTGTCAAAGCTCTCCGGTCGTTCATTTAATCAAACGATGGCGAGAATCATCGAAGGTCTTCCGGAAGCCGATAGACCACATCTCTTTGTCCGTGACGATGACGGTAGTCTTATCTCAGCTCAACAAGTGCTTCAAGAACATTTTGCACCCAAGCCCATTGGGTTTATCACCAATCAATAAGGAATCATATAATGGAATATCTAACATTCACCTTACTCTTTATCGCAGCATGGGCGGGTGTCTCCGCAACCGTACTATCTATCATCCAATACATTAAACCAAGATTGACTTGGACACAAAGGGCAATATGGATTCACGCGGACATTTGTAAGTATGCACTTTGGGCTTCTATCCCAACCAGTATATTGGGGTTATACCTATGAGTGAACTAGTATCATCCGTTCTGCTCACGATTGCACTTGTCTTGGGTGTAACAAGTTTCATTGATTGGATAAATCGTGTTCGTATTCTTTGGAACACCAAACGAAAGAGTGGTAATCAAACCCATACGGATTGGGAATTTATTAAACATATTTTAAGGAGGCACCGATGAAAGTCTATGTGCTTTACAACCAAAGATTTTGTGAGATTCGTGGTGTTTATTCATCACACGATTTGGCCATGGAGAATGCAGAATACGGAACAGACTTTGTATTTGAATGTGAACTTGACGAGGTTTTCGCATGAACAGACAAGATGATAATAGAGACGAAAGAATAACAAACTGGATAATTGGTTTAGGTATTGCGTCCGCAGTTATATGGATATTCAATGCATATAATTTGGTGGAACTATATCGTCAGATAGTAAAAATATTTATTATGGAATAACCGATGAAAAATATTTCCGCAGATACAATTCGTAATTGGATTGACCAATGTGATTCTCAACTGAAACTATTACAGAACGCAAAGGATTTCATTCATCGTGAATACTACGAGAAGGATTCTATAACATATTCGGTAGAAGAAGGTTTACAGTTTTATTTCGGAAATCTTATTCGTGACCATAAGACAAAGAAGCAAATCTTGGAGCAGATGTTGATTCATTGTGAAACTGAAAACATTGTGGAAATGTTTGGTTATGTATTCGAGGACAAGATAGTGGATAAACTTCCCGAATACTTACGGAAAGAATTTTACAATTTCGTATACGAGATTTGATTGGATGGTCCGGTGGCGAAATGGCAGACGCACAAGACTTAAAATTTTGGGAAGGCAACTTCGTGTGGGTTCGAGTCCCACCCGGACTACAATCAATGGGCAGTGGTTTTTAATCACTGCCCATATTTATTATGGTAGTTATGTTTTATTTATTATATGAGGTTATATCATGTTAGATACCTTAAAGACATTTACACCATTACTTGTTTTGTCCGTCATCGCAATCGGTGCAACATTTGGGGATGGTAACTTCAGCACATTCGCTGTTGGTTTAAGTAAGTATGCACTTGCCGTTGGAGCTGCATGGTTTGTTGATTCATTCTTGATTAAGGAGGTGAAGACTCGTGAGATACTTGCAGAAAATCCTGTTGCTTACGCTATTTGGTTGTTTGCTAACATCCTCACCGCTGCTCTCTGCTTCTCAAACAGTTGAACAGACAGACGGTGAAAGGGTTAGAAACATTGCTTACGGATTCGTTGGAACGAAAGAGGAAGGAAACAACGGAGGATATTGGGTAACTCGTTATCTAAAATCAGTTGGACTGAGACCTGGAAATCCTTGGTGTGCAGCATTCGTTTCATTTTGTCTTGATAGTGCTAAAATAAAAACTATGCGTGTTCGTTCTGGTTTAGCCAGACACTTCATCACGAAGAACAAGACAATCCGTGCTACGAAAGTTATGAACTCAAACATGGACATTCCTACCGGAACCGTAGTGGTTTGGCGTAGGGGAACAACAACATTTGGTCATGTTGGGTTTGTTGATAAATGGAAAGGTAAAGCCGGAACAACGATTGAAGGCAATACCAGTTCCGGTCGTAGTGGTAGAGAATGGGATGGTGGTGGTGTATGGTATCGTAAGAGAACAATCAATCCATACAATCATTTCAGAATAACAGATTTTGCCCTATTAGACCAAAAATAATCATAGGGGAGCCCACGCTCCCCATTTTTATTCCAGTCGTAACCCCTTGAAAATAAAGGACTTAGGCCCGGTCGTAACTCTTTGCGGGATAAGGACTTAGCACTATTTATATCCAGTCTAAATAAGAATTAGCGGTAAATAAAATAATGCTTTGATCTTAATGCGCAATTCCGTATATTAGCACTATAAATTAATCAACAACCACATTATTATAGGTTTATTTATGAAAAACATCACATTAAACATCGTCTTTTTGATGACATTGTTCACATTTATTGGTTGTGAACAGTCACCAATTTCACCCATAACAGAGACTAATTATAGTGTAACTGTTGGTGAAAACCAAATAGAAAATATTGTTGTAAACAAATCAACAGATTCGGTTAGAGTAGTTATTGATTGTTTGAATTTAACACGTGATCAACATATTCGTATTATGATTATAGTGACAGAGTATGAGGGAATGATTCAATGGTTAAAGGCAAAACAAAAAAATACAACACCAACAATAAATGAAATGTATAAATCAATAAGAATTATTTTATCACCAGAACAACAAATACTATGGGATAATTGGGTTGCAACCGGTACTATCCCATGTGAAATAAAACCAGATATTTACAAACAACAAACGGTATCAAAATAAACATGGAACATTATTTTTCAGTACACATCTGGCGGATTCGTTCACTACAACGGGGCCCCAAAAAAACTAAAAACTCATACATCGGTTGGTTTCGTTCACACGATTCATCATATCCCGATTGGGAAGGGGCGATAGCCCGTGTTCAATCCCTTAAAGATTTTCTTCGTGGTGAGGCCGGTGATTTTTCGGATGAACAGATTATTACCGCCCGTGGTGGTTCATATAACTGGTCATGGCGGAATGTGAGTAACGATTGTATCATTGAGATTACAAAGATAGATTTTGGGAGGGTGTATGATTGGGACGATGTAGGACCTGGTGTTGGGTAACGGGAACTATTTGAACTGTGTATATGTTGTGGGTATGTTTGACAATCCGACTTGTTCGGAATGGGAAACATACCTTAAACATTTTTTACTTGACTAGTATCTAAAAATTTCGTATATTTGTTCATCATTCACATTACGACAGAAAACTATGGCAAAGATGAATTGGGAGAAGGCAAAACGATATAGGCCGACACAAGAAGAACTTGAACGATGGAAAAGAATAAAAATGGAAAAGGAGAAACTGAAGGCATCTCGCAAAAAAAATAAACCGATTAAAAAACCCGGAATGGCGACTCCAAAACAAATGAGATTTCTCCGTAGGAATAAACTGATAAAACCTACAACAAAAGAAGTTTCTTTTGGAACTGCAAGTAATCTTATAGATAGATTCATCAGAAAACAAAAAAATATTTTGAAAAATAAAAAGGTTTAAAGTTATGATTTATTATTCCATTCCATATTCATTAGATAAGAATATTGGAAATTATTACAATTCAGTTATGGAATCCATACCAAACGATGATGATTTTGTTTGTTTCGTGGATGGTGATACAATTTTCACTACAAATAATTTTGGAAGTCAAATTGCATCATCCGTAAAAAGATATCCAGAATGTAAATTTTTTACCTGTTATACAAATAGAATATCATCAACAACACAAAATTTACCAAATGTAGATAAAAATAATAATGACATTCACTACCACAGAATTTTGGGAAAAAATTTACAGGAAAAATACTGGGATGAATGTTTTAATATTGGTAATGATATGAAAGACGCAATAAGTGGTGTACTAATGTTAATACGAAAAGATTTGTGGAAAGCAGTTGGTGGTTTTAAAACAGAAGGAATGTTAGGAGTTGATAATAACTTTCATATAAAATGTATACAAATAGGAGAACCAGTTTATATTATGAAGGGCGTTTACATTTATCATTGGTATAGATGGCCTGATTATACAAATAAAGATCACTTGATATAATTAAAAGGAGATAAAAATGGCAAGACCAAAAACAATAATACTCGACATAGACGGAACACTAGTGGAACACGCACCACCTAATGTTGCACAAGGTTACAATCATTGTATGACACTATTGGATGGAACGATAGAGAAATTGATAGAGTGGGACAAGAAGGGCTATAATATAATTCTACTTACCGGCAGGCGTGAATCACTACGACAACAAACAGAAAGACAACTCACGGAGGTTGGAATTTTTTACGACCAATTAATTATGGGTGTTGGTGGTGGATGCCGTGTATTGATTAATGATAAGAAGCCAGATGGTGAGGTCACATCTATTGCCTTTAATCCAGAAAGGAATGAAGGAATTTCAGATATTGAAATTTAAAAATAATACATATTTATAGATATGTTTTAGTGTTATGAGTTAGTATGTTATGAAAGGAAAAAAAGGTAGACCACCTTTGATATTAACGGAAGCACAAATCCGTTATGCAATGCAAAACAGTTTCGGTAATAAAGATGCGTCAAGATTTCTTAAAGTTGATTATAGAACATACAAGAAATGGGCAAAGGAACATATCGACAGTGAAACTGGTAAGACTTTGTTTGAACTACATTCAAAGATTGGTATTCCACTCACAAGAGAAAAGAAAGATGACAAGTGGAATGGTAAATCATTTGATTGTAACAAAGGTTACAAAGAAAGATTAGAGGATATTCTAGATGGAAAGTATCCTGGTTATGATTCAAGAAAGTTACGAAAAAGATTATTACTATCAGGATGGATTCCGTGTGTTTGTGCAGCGTGTGGTTGGGACGAACCACGAATGACTGATGGTAATTATCCCCTACTGATAGACTTCATTGATAACAACTGGCGAAATACTCACCTAGAGAATCTTCGTCTGTTATGTTTTAATTGTTACTTCAATCTTGTAAGGACACCATCGACATCATATCAAGGATGGACATATGGAACAGTATCAAAGACACCCTGGTATGGTGAGAAACGTCCAAGAGACGGCAGATACCGTAGAAGATTAGAGGAACGAATCAGACAACAAGAGGAAAAGAAAAAACAAGAACAAGAAAAGTTTTTTGATTGGAAGGATAATGAAAATGATAACTAATAGCGAAACAAAAATAACATTTATATTACCAACAATAGCAAGAGTATCACTATATTGTGCCGTTGATTCTTTGTTAAAACAATCAAATCCAAATTGGAAATGTGTAATAATTTTCGATGGAATGGATGTAATAGATGGATTGGCTCACGAAGATAATCCTCCGATAACATTGATAACAGATGAAAGATTCACACTTGTCAGTACACCCAAAACAGGTGCGTTTCATAAATTCGGTGGAAACGCAAGTTCAGTTAGAAATGTTGGATTGGATTATGTAACAACAGAATGGATTGGATTTTTAGATGATGACGATACATTACATCCTGATTATGTTCAAACATTATACGAAAAATATCAAAACTACGATGTTGTTGTTTGGCGAATGAAATATAGAAATGGATCAGTTCTACCCCCACATGATTTAAATGAAATCATAGGCGGGAAGGTTGGGATTTCATATTGCTATAAAAACCAACCAGATATGAGATTCATAGATACAAACGGTTCAGAAGATTATCATTTCTTAAAAAAATTGGTAGAAAATAAAAACAACTATGTAATAACCGATGAAGTATTCTATAATGTTGAACATTATTTTTAGGAACTAATATGAAAGTAACAAAAATTACCGGAGACGGTAAAGTATCACAACAATACATAAATGATTCAGTAACAATTTACAAAGGAGGTAATATGGGAATCTCGCCCCTATATGACAGAGTTTTGATTAAACCATCAAAGCCAGAAGAAGTTAGTTCCGGAGGTATTATTATTCCAGATACCGCTAGAGAAGGTTCAATTCGAGGAGAAGTTATTGCAGTTGGTGAAGGTAGAGTAAATCAAGATGGAACAATCTCACCATTGAGAGTTAAAGTTGGTGACAATGTAATTTATTCAAAAAACAAATTCGATGCATCAAATATAATGATTGATGGTGAAGAATTTGTTGTTATGAGAGAAATAGAAATAATTGGTATTGTACAATAATATATTGGAGGTTATGAATATATGTCAGCTAAGATAATAACATTTGATGTGGATGCCCGTTCTTCACTAAAACGTGGTGTTGATCAATTGGCAGATGCAGTAAAAGTGACATTAGGTCCAAAAGGACGAAACGTTATCATAGATAATGGATTTGGTAATCCAACGATTACAAAAGATGGAGTAACAGTTGCAAAGTCCGTTGTATTAGAAGATCCCGTTGAGAATTTAGGAGCACAGATAATAAAAGAAGTTTCATCTAAAACCGCAGAAGTTGCTGGCGATGGAACAACAACTGCAACTGTTCTTGCTCAATCAATTCTAAAACACGGTTTGAAAAATGTTACAGCAGGTGCAAACCCAATGGATTTGAAACGTGGAATTGATACAGCCGTTTCTGCTATATGTAGAGAACTTGAGAATATAAAAAGACCAGTTAATGGGAAATCAGATATTTCACAAGTTGGTATAGTATCAGCAAACAATGATGAAACAATCGGAAATCTAATTGCAGATGCAATGGATAAAGTTGGAAAGGATGGTGTAATAACGGTAGAAGAAGCAAAAGGAATCGAGACATCGGTTGATATTGTAGAGGGTATGCAATTCGATCGTGGTTATCTTTCACCCTTTTTTGTAACTGACCAAGAAACAATGGAAGGTATTTTGGATAGTCCTTATATTTTAATATACGATAAATCTATAAACGCTATAAAAGAATTATTACCTATCCTTGAAAAGACAGCACAGACAGGAAAACCACTGTTAATTATAGCAGAGGATATTCAAGGTGAAGCACTCGCTACATTGGTTGTGAACAAACTTCGTGGAACCCTAAAAGTTGCAGCAGTTAAAGCACCCGCATTTGGCGATAGAAGGAAATCCATTTTAGAAGATATAGCAATACTGACCGGAGGTACGCTTATATCTGACGAAAGAGGATATAAGTTAGAAAACATTAGTGTAGACCAACTCGGGAATGCTGGAAAGATTATTATAGATAAGGACAAGACTACAATCATTGAAGGACGTGGTGATGGTGATGAAATTAAAAAACGTATAACCGAAATCAAATCACAGATAGACAAATCAACGAGTGATTATGATAAGGAAAAATTACAAGAGAGATTGGCAAAACTATCTGGTGGAGTTGCAGTTCTCAAAATTGGTGCCTCAACAGAAGTTGAAATGAAAGAAAAGAAAGATAGAATAGAGGATGCATTACACGCGACCAGAGCCGCAGTTGAAGAAGGAATTGTGCCTGGAGGTGGAGTTGCATATCTAATCGCATCAAAAGCTCTTGATGGTTTAGTTTGGGCAAATGATGACCAAGGAACCGGAATTGATATTATCAGAAGAGCAATCCAAGAACCATTGAGACAGATTGCTAAAAATGCTGGTAAAGAAGATTCAGTGATTGTTAATAAGATTTTAGATTACCAAACAGAAAACCAATCGGATATTGGATATGGTTACAATGCAAGGAATGATACATTCGTTAATTTATTTGAAGATGGTATAATCGATCCAACAAAAGTTGCAAGGGTTGCACTTCAAAATGCAGCATCAGTTGCATCACTTCTTCTAACAACAGAGGCAACTATTGTTAATAAACCAAATGAAAACGAATCATCAAACCAAATGAATCCAGGTATGATGTATTAAAACATCAAATTTGATTGTCAAAAGCCCCTATCAAATAGGGGCTTTTTTTATAGCACCATATTTATTGGTATGATAAAACTAATAGACATATTGAATGAAAGTAGAGAGTATGTTCGTAACAATACTGGCAAAGTAATAGGCCATGTAACAAAAGGTTCGGATGGTAAATTTATTTTTAGAGATACCGAAGGAACTTTGTTGGGAACATATGATTCAAAATACAACTACACAAAAGATAGAACTGGCAAAGTTGTTGGTAGAGGCAACATATTGGGTTATTTGATTAAGGCATACAAATGATTAGATTGAAACCATTGTTAGAACAAACACTATTACGGGAATATGTAGACACCGACATAGTAAAACTGTGGAAGTATCTTGATGGGACATTGGACAATACTTTTGGTAAGTTCGGTAGGTTTGGTGAGGTTGCAAGGAAGATAGGTTATCGGAACATGATGGAGTATTTCATAGAAAATTCAGATGATACATGGTGGGGTAGTTATGATTTCTCCGATGAAGGAACTCTCAGCACTACTTTAATCAGGTATTCAACATTCAAAGAATTAGAAACAAAAAAGAAACGTGTCTATAAGTTGGTGCTCAAGTGGTATGAAGATGTGTTTGATAACAAACCTGGTTATATTCAGGAACTATATTCATTATACGGTGGTGGTGCAGAGTATATGCCATCATGGATATTCTTGAAGAATCCAGAATTAGTTAAGAATCAATGGTTAGTTCATGGAACAAGAATGATAGATGGTGCAAGGATGGCAAGTCAAGGATTCATTAGGGGTGTAAAGGATTTTAAAAAATTAGGATTGACTACATTTTGGACAGGTGAACAAGCTGAAAAGAAAGCAGGTGGATATAACTTTGCATTTACACCCACTGATTTTGCTATGTATGGTATGGATGAAAGTGATCCAATTTATGGTGATGGAACACTATTAGTATTCCGTGCTTCTGGTATACGGTCTTATCATGTATCAGACGACCAATATCAAACTATATTCAATGGTAAGACTGCAACAGACATTGTTCTGATATATGAGACAATGGGAACTTATACGATATATTCCAAAGATAAAAAGAAATTATTTCAGACATCCACCGAAGGTCAAAGTGGGGCAATAGAAGCGATAAATTGGGTGATCAATAATTATGATCAATATAGACAATCAATAGGATGGAATAAACCGGTATGATAAAATTAAAAGACATACTAACCGAAAGAATATCAGATATAGTATATCACTTCACTACAACAGAAGCGGCAAATCTTATCATCGGAAAGAACAAGTTTAAGTTACAACCTATTCCGGTTGAAATGAATGTTGAACCTGGCAAGAAGTATCAAGACGGTTACTATATGTCCGTTGCAAGAACAAAGATTGAGGGTTATACAAGAGATACAAGTGACTTCCAATGTTACTTTGTTCGTTTTGAATTAGATGGTGGTAAGTTAAACAATAACCTTAAAGGCGGTGCTTACAATTACTTTCAACATCAACATGGAGACGATGACTATGAAGAATACGAAGATAGAATATATTCACGAAAGCAATACATAGACAATGCAATTAGATATATCAAGAGAATGGATGTTGATGTCAGTCGGAAATGTAAATCCTTTAATAACGGACTCTACTCACGTCAAACGGGATTTAATACATCTAATCTGATTAAAACTGCACTATCATCCGGTATTCCAACATTTCTATTCCCAAGTAGAGAAAAGTGGGGGCAACAATCCGGCGGTGTTGGTATTAAAAGTTTAGATGACTATAAAAATTTTTTACAATCTATCGGTAAAAAATAATGAATATGCCTAAACTAAAAACTCTATTGGAAAATACTAATCTATCTGGTAATGTTACCGATACGATAAACTATCTATCATCAAAGAAAGATAGTAAGGTGTTATTCATAACAACATCAACTCGTTATCCTTTCAATACCGGTTATGACAAAGGTGGAGTGGATGATGAATTACCAAAATCAACTGAACTTGCACTACACATTAAAAAATCTATACCGAATAAATCTAAATGGATTGATATACCACAGTTGAAAATTCTACCATGTGAGGGCAATGTATCACATAAAAGTGGTAATTCTTGTGGTGTAATGGACGCCAAATTGAATAGCAAGGACAAAAACCCCACAGGCCACCACAGATGTTGGGCAAGCGTAAATGACTCATCAGATCAACTTTGGCAAGTCTCCAGGGACATATTTAACTCAAATATTGTCCTATTTTTCTCCTCTATCCGTTGGGGACAGACTAATTCCGAATACCAAAAGTTGATTGAAAGATTGACTTGGATAGAGAATCGTCATAGCACTTTGGGTGAAGATAATATCATCGGTGATAAAGAAGCCGGTTTTATTTGTGTAGGACAGAATTGGAACGGGACAAATGTTGTTGGTGTTCAAAAGAAAGTTTTAAACTTTTATGGTTTCAAAACTCCAGATAACTTATTTTGGAACTGGCAGTATACAGACAATCCAAAAGATGAAACACAAGAATCATATAAAAAATCATATAATGTATTTAGAAAGGAGATTGGGAAATGATTAAATTAAAAAGTTTATTGAAAGAAGATACCAAATCAATGCAAGACAGAAAAACTAAATATCGTAGAATAAATGAAGGTGATGTTGAAGTTGAATTGAATGGTGTGCAAATAAAACAAATTGATAAGATGTTTTCTAGATTCGGATTCGATGTTAATACTGCTATTGATACTCAACTCGAAGAAAAAGAAATGAACTATACTCAAATGTCTCAGGAAGAATTAGAGAATGTAAAAGGGGTTTTGAAAGTAGACGAATCAATCATGGATGGTATTGAAGAATTGCTAGAATTGGGCGGTGAAGCAAAATCTTGGTATGCTGAAATGAATAAGACTATATTAGAAACATTCGGTGATACGGAAGGAACAATATTTTTAACGTTACTTGCTATATTTTCACCGAGAAATCCTTTGAAACAAAATTTCAAATTGGCTGCTCAAACATTTCGTGGTCTCAAAAAAGATTTATCGGATGAAAGTAGTAAGACAAAGTTAGAAGAAATGATGGAGATTGAACCAACAACATTATACAAAATGATGAAAGAACAAGATGCATACAAAGACCTTGCAACTGTTCGTGGTATGATAAAAGGAAACATGGGTGTTAATACATACTTACCAAACATTCTTCGTTTCTTGAAACTGTTAAAGGCGAATAACTATGAACTATCAAGAGATATTGCAGTTCAAGAAATTGCTAAACATATTAAACCAAGTGGTGCATTACAAGATTCATCTGTTATATCCGCTGAAAAAGTATTTTCTTTTACACTCAATCTTTTGGATCCAAACTACAAGTTTGAAGATTTAGGATGGGTTCCAGTAACAATGGACACATGGATGGCATCATTCTTCTATCCACAGTTGGATAAGAAACAAAAGAACAAAGTATTGGCAAAGACACCGAACTATGTTTATATTGCAAGACTGACACAGCAATGGGCAGAAAAATATGGGATGACACCACCTGAATTTCAAGCTGCTATTTGGGTTGGTATGATTAAAAAGGCAAAGGGTGAAAACTATGACAATACATTCCTAACTGCAATAGATAACAACTTAAAAAAACTAAACATAAAAATAGAAGAAATAAAAAATGCAGATAACTTCTTCAAACGGGCAATAGCAATAGTTGGTGATAAAGGAATCAGATAAAACAAACCCCTCGAAATCGAGGGGTTTTTTATTATATGTTTAATTTTACTTTTACAACAAATTCTGTATCTGATGATTTCTTTATTGGTTTACTTAACTTAGCAACAGCAAGTAAATCATCTTCATCATTATACAAACCAATGGTAGTTACGTATGTGAATGGATTTGAATTGTTTTTTAATTTATCCTTTACTATCAATCTATCCTCATCAAAATAAAAACTCGGATTAAATGTATTGTTAAATTCACCATTTCCTATATTTAAAAAACAATACGTTGGGGACATAACCTCTACTGTTTTTGCAGTAAATGGTTTACCAACAGACATTGCTCCACTGATAGATGTAAACAAAACATCGGCATTAGATGATGTATAAAATGCACCACTTGCAGTTGGTTCCGTTCTTCTGGTTTTTATAGATGCTGAAGCTAATAGTAGTTCACCGTTTAATACTATCAAACCGTGGTACGGGTAAATTAATCCATACGGCTGTGTTTTTGCACTACTATGTATTCCATTTTGTAAACTACCACTATAAATTCCATAAACAATGGAAGTATTATTTGTTGGAGAATATATTGGATATTCGTCTGATGTTCCGATTAGATCAACAGTTTCATCTACAAGTGTTGTTATTTTAGTTGTATCTGCTATTGGATTTCTATTTACATCATAATCTACTCCCGCCAAAGATAACTCCCACGAACCCGCATTTAATTTATCTCTGAAATTTTTTCTTGGGATGTTTATTACATAAATATCTTCTGACTTAATACTGGTTCGTCTGTTGTCCACTTCACCTATTGATGCAAAAGTCATAAATTGACTTGTTGCTACATTTGTCCAACCTGTGATATTTGTTATTTTAGTTGGAGATGTATAGACATTAAGTGCACCTGAACCTCTACCTTGTTGATCATAATCGTTAGCACCCCAACCATATATTTCACTTGAGATTTTTTTTGCTATGGTGTAATTAAATCCACAATGAACTGATTCCCAATCTTCATCTGTTCCTATTTGTTCAGCAACTGTGTTTACAAAAAACGAACCACCTAATCCAAGTTCACTATAATTTGAATTGGCTCCCCAGCTGTATAGTGTATTTGCACTATCCATTATTGCTATGATGAAACCATCTCCTGCTGAAACATCCTTCCACATAGGGTATGAATTATCACCCATAGGATCCATTAAATATGGTTCTTTTTGTATTTCTGAGAAAGCTAAATCGGTACTTATTTTAAAGTTACTATTTGATCCCCAACCATACATCTGTCCATCTGTTTTAATTCCTAAAATAGTATGTTCGGTGGAAGATCTTTCTAAAACATTTGAAACGGTAATTTTTTTCCAAGTATCTGTTCCTATTCTTTCTGGAGTTGATCTGTTTGAATTATCGTTAAATCCTAGTAATCCGGATTGATTGTAACCCCATGCATAAAGTTTTCCACCGTCTCTTAATCCAAAAGATATTTCGTTACCAGCAAATACGTATTCCCAATCATTAAAGTTTCCAACCTTCGTTGGTGAATCAAATGTTTGATTTGAACTAAACCCAATACCCAACTCACCATAATAATTGAATCCCCAAGACCATAAAGTTCCATCTTCTTTTATTGCAAGTTGGTGATTTGCACCAACAGATATTTGTTTCCAATTACCAGAAGATTCAAATAATTCCACATTTGGATAATTTCTAAATAAATTACCTTCCGAATTAATAAAATATATTTTCTGAACACCAACGTTGTGCTCTATTTCAGTTGAACGTATTCCCAAACTTTTTATCATGTTTAATCTATATGATTTAACATTTGGTATAGATACTCTGGTTGGTGAACTTAAAGATGTATTAAACAAATAATTAGTTGATCCCCAAATATAAGGACCAACATCGGTATTACCCAATCCTCTAAAAACAAAACTTCCACTTATTAAAGTATTGGTTGTCTCGTAATCAGACAAAAGATTTCTATATTGAACATAGTTTGTATGTGATTCACGAGATTCAACCGTAAATGTTGGTGATACTTGTACGGAAATATCCTCGAACCTGACATCACCGGTGATTTGTTGTTCAACAAATTGAACTGGAATGTCCCAATACTTATCTTGAACTGAAACTGGAGTTCCAGTTATTTTCCATATTTGATAATTTTCTTGATTTTCGTGGTCTCTTACAGTTATTGTTTGACCAGATTTTATTTCTGCAAGAGTGTAGTAAATGTCATTTTTATTATTAAATATAAAAGTTTCTGGATCAAAAAAAGTAAATCTACTCAAACGAATACGAGTGGAATCTTGTATTGTGGTGTACTGATTCCAACCAATAGTACCATTTGTTATATCATTTGCATTTGTACTTCCAGTTGCATAATATCCAAATTTCAATAATTCATCAGTATAATCTATTAGACCAAATGATGCTGTACTAGAACCACTGTTTAATATATTACCATATGCAATACTAAATTCAACATCCATGCTAGATGTGTTTATTTTATTTGAATAAACATTTCTATAATATATTTTCTGATGATGTGGTTGATTTGAACTAGTACATATTCCCAATAAATTTTCTTTATCGGTTGTCCATAGTGGAGCAGTAACAACTTCTTTTCTATCATATAAGAAAGATGCTTCTTGGTCTATTTTCTTTTTTATGTAAGTTGAACTCATGTTAATATAACCTTCAATTTTTTATTCTTACTTTTACAACCAACTCTGTGTCTGGTGTTTTTCTTATTGGTTTACTCAATTTAGCAACTGCAATTAAATCTCTATTATCATCGTATAAACCTATGGTTGTTATGTAAGAAATCCCATTACTATTTTTTGTAATATCTTTTCTTACAAAACTTGATTGTCCGGTAGTATATGATGGATTATTTGTGTAATTAAATTCGTCTGATAGTATTCTTACAAATGCGTATATGTATTCTGACCTTTCAAATGAAGTTGCTTTGAAAGGATATAATTCAGAATCAGTTTGAATTGCACCATTTATAGCAGTGTATATCTTATCAATAGGTCTTTTAGATTCCTCATCGATAATTATTGGTGCAAATGAATGTAAAGATTTACCATTTAAAACTATAATGCCATTGTTTGGATAGAATAATCCGTATGGTATGGAATATGATCCAGTGTATAAACCATTTGATATACTACCACTATAAATATTGTAAACATCTTTTCTATCTATTCTTTTGTCATATAGTATTGAATCATCTATCAAAGTTATTGGTTCAATTTCTTCTATAACGTTTGTATCTTTATCAACTGATTTCAATGATAGCTCCCACATTCCAGGTTCGATACCATCTCTTAAATTTGAAGAATCTACGTTTATACAATATATGTTGTTTGAATCCGTATAATCTATTTCAATTAAATCATATTCTGCCAAAAAAGAAAGTTGATAGTGTTGAACCATATTTGATATTTCATCGTAAAAATCTGAAACACTGACATATCTTCCTATCTGATTTGTATATTTTTCTTCGTATGGTTTGTAATTTAATAAAAATATTTGTGGAGCAAGTAAAGAATCGTTTCCCCATTTGTAAATAACGTTATTAGTTTTTATTCCCATAGAGTTTTTTATGGAAGTATTTACAAATGACCAGTTGTCACCATCTAAACTATTTTTAGTAGGAGTAGTTATTGTTGCAGATGATAATTCTCCTAATGGATTATTGATATTATACCCCCAACCATATAACTCTCCACTTGTTTTTACACCAAGACAGTGTGCAGATCCTACCGAAATCATTTTCCATTCATCACCATCTATTAAAGTTGGTGTGTATCTATCGGTTGTATCATCCAATCCAAGCTGATACTGATCGTTTGAACCGAATCCCCAAATACTACCATCATTCAATATACCAACTGCAAATCCATCACTTCCTGTTTGACAACTGGCATATATTTTTTCCCAATTTTCTCCCAATGCCTGTGCCGGAACTATGTTACTTGTTCCTGGAAGATTGTTACCCAACTGACCACGTGAATTATCACCCCAAGTCCAAAGTGTACCGTCTGGTTTTATTGCACATGAAAATCTATTTCCAGCTGATACAAAATTCCATTCATCTGAATCTATTAAGATTGGTTCATTTGAATCTGTCAATGTCCCATCACCCAACTGTCCGTAATTATTTCTGCCCCATGACCACAACGTACCATCTTTTTTTATTGCAAGTGTATGTTCAGGACCACAAGATAGCATTTTCCATGATTTTGAATAAGAAATTTCGGTTGGATAGTATAAAGATGAAATAGAACCTTGTGCTATTTTTCCGTAGCTATTATCACCCCAAGTTACTATTGTTCCATCTTTTTTTAATGCAGCAAAATAATTGTATCCAGAACCCATCATTTCATAGTCATCCAATTTCATTGAATAATACAAATCTGTTTCTGTGCTATTACCGAAAGAACCACTAACATTTGTCCCAACAACATATATTCTTGAGCCAGTTGAAATAGATTTTTCCCAAGATGGATAGTTAAATAAAAATTTTAATCTTTTTGGTTCATTTAATAAATTGTTATACTGTGAATAAATCACCTTTGATTCTAACATCTGTGTGTTTGAATTGGATATTGATTTTGTAGTATAATAAATTCCACTATAATCACCACAAGCGATACTAAATTGAATAGAAGAAGTAGATTCTGAATCAACGAATACATTTTTAAAGAAAGAATCATTTGTTTGATTTGACTGTGTGAATACTGATTTCAGACTAGAAGAATTATTCAACCATAATCCATAAGTTAAATTCTCATGTTTATCATAAATATAAGAGTTTATAGTTGAATCAGAACTCAACATTTTTTTGTATACAAGCGATTCCGCCGATAGCTGTAATGATATGTAATCCATTCTATTCAATCCGGTAGAATTTGGATCTGCAGAATCTTTGATTATATCAAGTAATGTTTTTGATTTTGGATCTTTTATGTTTGGATCTATTATATCAACTCGTTTCATATTTCACTTAGAATATATTTGATTTTAATTCATTTACAACAGAATTTAAATAATCAACTCCTCGTAAACTCAAACTACAATTATTTATTTTTATATTATTTTTCATCATTTCTATTATTTTGTAATCATAAGATTTTTTATCTTTTATTTTGTACAACTTCAATATAACCCAGTCTAGTTTCTCAACAACTTCTTCTTTGTGTTCTTCTGATTTATACGGTTCGTCACTAATATACTGCATTATATTAGTTTCATCAATCTCTATACTAGACCAAAACGATTCTAACATATTAAACAGCTTTCAATTCTGAAACTTCTATATTAATTGCCTCACCTGCATATCTAAAATCGAGGGAAACTTTGTATTTGCTAACAGGTTTAGTTGATTTACTTTCATCTAGTTTTACAGTTGTAACAAATTCAACAAAAAATCCTTTACGATTGGGAGTATCACCTATAATTACTTTTTGTTTTTCATCCAAATTTAAAAATCCAGAACCATAAAATGTTTCCAAATGTGCAGTACCACCTTTTGAATTTCCAATCATCTTAAAAAACGTTGGCGATATTCCAGCCATCCCTATTGCATATGCAGTCATTGCAACGAATGCATTTTTTTCTTTGATTATAGTTTGATACACTTCTGGTATATTTAGTTTTTTACTATTAATACCGTCCAATACCCAAGCAGCAACCATATAACATGATGTTTTTTTAAGAACAGTTTCGATATTCATAGATTTTAAATCTGGCGTTTGTGCTGGTATATCCATACCATTTTTTGTTAATACACTTAAAAAATCTTTTCTCGATTTCCTATATTCTGTTTCTGATTTTTTTCTAACAGAGTCAAATAATTTTTTTATATTATTCTCAACACTACTCGGTATGACAAATGAATTTAGATTTTTACTTGTAAATAACTCTCTAGTAGTATCTTTATCGTATCTACCTTTTGAATTTTTTATACTATTTAAATCTTTTGTACCAAATGTTGTTTTTAATATTTTAAGTAAATCATTCTTAACTACATCGGCTTCTTTCAATTTTGATGAAAGTATTTCTGCGGAAGCGTGAGCAGTTGCAATATAACCTATTGCCTTCTTTGCATCTTTTTCTACACTATTTAATGCTTGATTAAAATTATATGCAATGCTTAAAACATACTTTGAATTCCCAGTTAAAGCCGGTGCAGTTGGATAATTTTCTTCTCTCTTTAATGTTTTAAAAAAAGAAGTTGCCTTTCCGGCCTGTGCCTTTTCTTCTTTGAGAGAAATACCAATTAGCCCATCCGATGTGCTTTTTATATCAGATTGAAAGTAAGCATTAAAAGAATCGTCTCCAACATTTAATGTTTCAGCTGATAACATTTTTGATGCAACCGAATCATCATTGTATATGTATATGTCTGCTGGACACCATTTATCTGGTGTTAATGAAATATCGTATCCGGTTTTTATCAATTCAACTGCTTTATTTCTCAATTTTGAATATGTTTTATCTCCTCTGTCTGCCTGTACTGAACCATTAAATATTTCCTGTAATTTTTTTGAGACGGATAATGCATTGTAGTAGAATCCCTTTTCACTGCTTTTAACTATGTCATCTGATAAATGTTTAATCGCGGTTAATACAAGACCATAAGATTTTCCACCATAATATTCATCATCACTTGGTTCCGGCAGTGATATTTTTTTCTGATTTGTTTCTGGATTATTCAGTTTATCTTCAATCTGTTTCAGTTTTGCAGATGGTAGTGATGCGAAATAAACAACCAAACCCTCTTTAAATTCTGGAGTGTTTGTTTCTCTCAAAGTAGTTACTTCATCTATGATAGAATCTTTTGAAGATTCCTTCAAAATGTTTCGTATGGATTGAAGTATTATATTTTCATTCTGTAAAAGATTTTTATAGTTACCCATTTAAAATAACTCCGAGTATTTTTCCAAACTTGATGGTATATTTTATTCTGTCCTGTAAACCGTTTGTTCCACCGTTTATTTTTTTGGTCAATTCGGTGATAACACTTTCATTTAATCCTTTATCTGATACGGAATTTAACTTATTTTTATGAAAAAACCAAGCAGCAGATAATAAAGGATATTTTTTAGAAACCAAATCTGGATTGGATATTATATCATCTTTAACAAAAGTATCAAATGCAGAATAATTATTTTTTCCTGTTAATTGAATATATCCTCTGCCCCTAAATTTCCAACCATCATGTGTTCCTTCTGCACCATTTCCCATTCTATTAGCATAAACTCTTGATGCAATTCTCTCTGGATTTCTTGCATATGCCTCAGCAAGACCAGGTTGTTTAAAATACTTTGGGAAAACTGTAATCAAACCCTTTGAAGAATAGTTTAGATTTTCTGTATTAAATTTAAAGTTACCACTTTCGTGTGCACATTGTCCCAAGAAATGTGATAATCTTATTGAAGTATTTATTGTAAAAGTATCAATTACAGACTGTATTTCATTATAGACTGAATCCGGTATCTGTCCTTTTAATTTTCCAACATCCATATCAATCACCGGTCCAATGTTCAACTCTAACTGGAACTACTATCGTATCTTCGTTTTGTTCCGGTCTACCTGAACTGTAAGATGTGTTGTAGTTCTCTAACTTATCACATATATCTCTTGCAATTATAGATGCATCTTTAATAAGTTTATCTCTATTAAATTCATCTGTCATACCAACAGACTTCAATCCAAATATGATTTGCATACGTGTTGTTCCTCTGTTAGAAGAAAATCCACCCTTATCGTGTTCTATTTTTAAAATAGTTAGTACCGGATGATTTATTTTGTAGTGTTCATCCGCCTTTGAAGGACCGGTTGGCATATCTGTATTATCTTCTTTTAATATATCTTTTAATTTAATCATAATCTTCTCTTTATTTTTATTTAATCAAATTGTGGATATAAACCTTCTGTTGCAATATAGTATGGGATATATGGTTTTCCGTTATACATATCACCGGTATTCAAGTGTATTGGATTACCATGTTCATCCTTTGGTCTTAAATCTGGAACAGCAAAGTGGTCACGACCATCGCCACCAAATTGAAATCCGATTAATGAAAACAATGCCTCATGGTTTTTAACCGGTAAAACTTGTCCATTACAATGAGCCCAACCAATCAAATCTCTATTAACATAATATGCAAATTGCATTACTGTTCCGATGTAAATATCCATACTATAACTCCATATATTAAATGTGAAACTAACACATATAAATATCAATGAAATACAAAATAAACAGAAATCGCCAGACATAATCTGGCGACTTCGTAACTCCATTAACACATGGTTATTGAGATATTATTCTACAACTACCCAATCAGTTCCGTTGAACCAAAGTGTTCTGGATTGATTTGGCCAAAGTGTATAATCAAGGTTAGTATCAGTTCCCCAAACACTATCCTTAATAGTAAGATTGTTTGCAGTTGAACCATTGAAGATTGTTACAAGTTGTCCAGTGGTTGGTGAAGTGACAGTTGCAATATTGTAATCAACAGCAACACGACTTACGACCCAACGAGAATCACTTGGCAGTGATAGTGGAGCAGTAGTATAAACTACAACACTATTTGTTCTATGTTGTGGATTCACTTCCCATGTGATTCCAAGTAAACCACGAGTGGCATAAGAACCGATTGGAGCAGTTAGACTACCTTCGAGTGATGAAAGTCTAACAGATTCAGGTTGAAAGTTACGATGTTCTATTGAATTATCAACTAACGTTTTTGCCGTATCTGCAAGGACTGAGCGAGCAGAGTTTGTTGCAAAGGCAGATGTGGATGCAAAATTTGCATGGTCTGCATCATAAGCGAATACTGATGTGTCTGCATCAAAAGAGTGACGTGCATCTAAAGCAAATCTTGATGTATCGGATTTAGCAGAATGTGCAGCCGTTGAGGCATAGGTTGCCAAGTCTGAAAGAGTTGCCTTACCAGCGGCTCTACTTGTATCTGAATATTTACTTGTATTTGAATGATTACTGACTGCAGTTGAATCTGCAAATGTTGCAGTCACAGAAGAACCCGCATTTCTAGCAAAAGTAGAAGTATCAGCCTTCTCAGCGGTTTTTGCAGAAACTGCATTTGTTGCATTAGTTGCCAAATCCGCATTAGTTGAGAATTTCGATTTTAAAGCATAAGGGACTCTATACATAGGCAATCTACCAATTTTCTGTCCATTGACATACGCATAAACGAAAATATTAGATTGATTATCAACTAAAATATTATCCGGAATATCTTTTAATGTATAATTAACAATTCCGTTTGAAACTTCAATATCAACGTTTTCTACATACCAAAGTGCAGATGCATTAAGATGTGAGTTTTCATCAAATGTATCGTCTGCCAAATAAACAGAAAACTTCGACTGATTAGGCGTTCCAGCTGGAACATGAGCTTGATATTGCAAGCTAGTTTGTGCAGAAAGATTTACTGCAAAGATAAACGAAAGTGCGAGAATAAAATAACGCATAACTAAATTCCTCATAAATATTAATTAAAAATTACTGTTGATGACTGAACTAAATTTTCTTTATTGGTAACACGAACAATATAAACTCCCTTATTAGGCAAAGTAATTGTTTCTCCAGAAAAGTTAAAATAACTAGCAACGACTTTACCATTCAGGTCAAATACCCGAACATCCTTAATGTTTTCTGCATTCAAATTGAATCCACCACTGTTTGTTGGATTCGGATATACAGAGACATTAAATTCTGACAGTTGGTAGTTTTCCTCGTTACCAACAGAAAGCGCAACTTTACTCGGAATACGTATTCCAACATGGAATCCGTTAGAGTAACCACCAATCACTTGTCCAAGTGACGCATTTTTGTTTCCACCAACAACTATCTTTTTCAGAAGATGTGGTGATGTTTCATTTGATATACTTATCGTATAACAAATAAGAAGAGCAATGATATACTTCATCATTAAAACTCCATATTGGTTAATAATACTGTAATTAATATGTTTTTGATTCAATACAAATATATTGAATTTAGATGAATCTACAAAGCATTTTTTTATATTTTTGGTTGGCAAAATATGTATATTTTGTATTATGGGTTTGGGTTGGCATCTATTATTTTCTCACGAATCCAATCGTAAGTCTCTGATGATTGGCTATTAACTCTCCATTCTTTAACTTGTTTGTAATCCAAATCGTTTGAACCAAATGGTCTAACATCGGATATTTGAACAGTCTGACCTCCTTCAAATTCTATTGTCCATGCACATTTTTCTATACCATCAAATTCATCACCGTAGTCTGTACAAAATGTTGGTTGTCCAAATGCCTTTAATATGTGTCTGTATTCACACCCAATAACGCCTATTTGTGGTGCAAGTTTTACTGATACATTTTTGCTAACTCTGTGTTTTGGATAATTCATAATAACCTCAAATATTCATTTGTTTAAAAATTAAATTAGTTGCCATATTGATAAAATATATTCCTATTGCAAATGGTAAGCCAAACAAAAATGTAAATAATATAACAGAAATAAAATATATTAAATATATTATCGGTGTAAATATACCATAAGAAATAAATTCAAAAAAACTATTCTTCATAAAACCCTCAATTCTTTGTAAGATAATCTATAACTTCTTTGTAATCTACTTTGTCCAAATCTAACATCTTTTTTAAGAATACTAGATCCAGTTTTTTCAATTCTGTTTTTATGAATTGCTTCATATGGTCTTTTAATATAGGAGTGAGTAGTTCCGCAAACGTATCTTCTGTAAATCTTTCGTCCCCATCAAATAACAAAAATTCTTCATCTATTGAAGATTGCATTTTTTCTTTTAAATTTACATCGAGATATATTAAATCCGTAACCGTTCTTGTATCAAAATTCATAGTATTAATCATGTGTCTTTTCAAACAAATAATCTTCTAAAACTGGAGTATTAGTTAGTAAAGTATAAGCTGCTATTTTTATATCACTATCGGTCATTCCTCTTTTTTTAGCTTCCTTTAAATCTTTTTTTAGTATCTTGGTTTTATTACCGTTGTTACAATAAAGATTCAGTCCATCAATGAAAACAAAAAAATCACGCATACAAATACTTTATTTAATTAAAAAATCATCTTCATCTTCATCTTCAAATTCGTCTTCCTCAAAATCTTCATCATCCCAATCATAATCTTCATCGTCTTCAAAATCTAATTCATCTTCTTCAACATCATCCCAATCATAATCTTCATCGTCATATTCTAATTCATCATCTTCAATTTCATCGTTTTTCATATGATTTTCTCCATTAAAATATTTTAAATAACCATTCACTGCCCGTAAGTAATCTTCGGCAATAGTGACTTTTGATTGTAACCAGTCTTCAAATGTATCACTTTCATCTATCATATGATAAATGCGTTCAGCATTCTCCATTATAGATAACAACTGTGCTTTAAGCATTTCACCTTCACCTTCAAAGGATTCGTTGTATTTTTTGTATTCTTTTTTCAAACGATTTTCAATTAACTTAACCACTTTACTTGCAGTTTCATATTTTTTTGAATTTACATTTTTTAAACTAGATGCCGTATTTACAGCTTCAACAAGTGTCTTATTTAAGTTATTTATTTTCATTCTAGACATTTCTTGATTTACTGCAGTCTGTATTTCATTCTGTAAAAATTCTTTTAATGAATCCATTACTTTCTCCAAACATAGAATACCTCAAATAATATAAGGAATTTCTATTAAATTGCAAAATATATTTTATTCTTTTTCTTTTTCATCCGAAGATTCTTTCTTTTTGAAACCAATTATCTTTGTTTGTTTTTTGTAATCATCCAAATCTACTGTTGGTTCAAAATCGTTTTGAGCAACTCGTGTGTCCAAATCTACAAATGCATCAAGAAACTTATCTTTGTTTTTGGGTATTATAGATTTTTTATTCATAAGTGGTTCTACCGTATCAACATAATCTTGTTTTTCAGAATCAGAAGTAGGTTGAGATAATTTATTTTTTAATTTCGATGTATCTTTTGGTGAGTATGAAGTTACCCTATGACCAAAAACATCTTCCATCATTTTGATAATCTCTGCAGTTTCTTTTATTTCTTTGTCATATGTTTTATAGTTTTTCAATTATTAACTCTTATATGGAAATAAATCATTTAATTTCTGGCGTCTTTTATTACATCCACAATCTTCTTTACCCATAGACTGTGCTATGTTTTCTGCAACTTTGTCCAACCCAACAGCATGAGTAACCTTTGCAATAGTATCGCCAAGACCTTTCGATTGCTCATTTTTTGTTTGTTCTGATTGTTCACTCATAATAACCACCTTCAATTAGTTTTACTTTAATGTAATTAAGTATTTAAGTTTATTAAATTCCGCTAACATTTCATCTCTGATATTCAATAAGTCTGTATCTGTCTGTGAATCAAGTACGTTATCGAGATTCAATAAATATAAAACAGTTTCATCTATAAAAGAAACAACATCTTTTTCATTTCTATTGTATACTTTGAATGGCAATGCAGGAACTCTACCGTATTTACCCATAAGAATTTCAACAAAACCATCAATTAAACCGTCCATTGCATCATATGTCCCACCATATGCTTGATGACGAGCATATGATTTTGTTTGCCAATGAAAGAATCTTAATTGTGTTTGTATTGCAACTAGTGTGCTTGCTATTTCATGCATTAAACCACTCCAAAATAAAAAATACCATACTCATATAAATATATGGTTTAAAAATAAAAATTGTTTATTATTATTTTTAACAAAAAGTATTTAAACAATAGTTGTGAAAGTCCACAACAGTTTTCATAGACTTTTCATAAATATCATTTATATGATTCTTAACCAAATGTTTAGTTTCAATAGACCATTTTTCATTTTCAAAACCATATGATATTCCATATTTTACAAATTCATTATCATAATATTGTTTAGGTGAAATATCTAAATCCGGTATAACTATACTTGTACACCCACACATAGCAGCTATAATAGAATAATATGTATGTACATCGTAGGAAATGAATCGTTCATATTTATTAAACGTATTCAATAAAAATTGATCAGTAAATTCACCATGTAAAAACTCATCAATATAAAATCCTTCTATCCTATCAACCGGTTTGTGATTTCCTTTTTTTATCAAAAAACAATCACCATGCCTTTCATCCTTTTTATCATAAAAAAAATTTGTTTTTGTATCAAATATATTTAGTATGATATTATTGGCATATTTAGTACCGATGCCATATTCTTTATGATACAAAAAAACGTGTTCTGTTTCGGAATACTCTTTTGTCCCACCATGTATTCCTGGATAATACAAAACCCATCTTACAACATTCTTTGCATTCAATATATTATGTAAAACAACTTCTGGATATATTACAACACAATCTTTTTCAGAAGCAAGACGATATGAGTCATTGTGAGATATAACATTTGCCTTTGATTCATCAAATGTTTTATCACAAACAACATATGTTTCTGAATTTAAACTCGATAGTACGTCAGCCAACTTGTGTAAAACTACTACACCACCCATGTTTTTATTGTAATCTAAACCATAAACTAAATATTTCATATATTAATCTCATTTGAAAATACAAATTGGATCTTTAATCAAATAATTCCAATTCGGATTCATGTGTTTCAAATTATTTATTCTATTGTTCTTTTCATTTATTTGAAACCGAATACCTTCATATTCGTATAACCCAATGCTTGCATCGTGTATCATTTCTTGAATATTAAAAAATACTTTTGAATATGAATCAAATGACTTAACTAAATTAGAATGTTTACAATATATCATTATATCATCTTTTATATCCGTTCCATCTGAAAATAGTATCTTATTTTTAAAATCCGTTGGATTAAACTTATGAGAAACACTATCCCAATAATCTTTTGAATAGTTCCACCTTAAATTACTATAATAGTTAGAATTAAATTCTAATGTATGTATCAGATAATCAACAACAGATTTATCATTAAAATACAATCTTGATACATATGGCTCTATTGATAACACAAAATTTAAATCTACGAAAGAATCCATTTCTATAAAACATCCAATTTCATATACGAAATCTATTTTATGACCGAACCTTCCCCATTTTCTAATGAACCGAAATACTTCTTGAATATCTGCATTTTTTTGTAATTCGTTTTTGTATTTAGAATCATCATCATTTTTATACCAATCTTTTCCTCTGGAAGAAACACAAGTAAAATGATAAACTATTGTTTTCCAAGATTGTATTAATTTTATATCATTTAATTTACATCTAACTACAAAATCTGAATCTTCTCTTGAACATCTAAACTGTGTATCGAATCCACTTACAACATCAAACCAAGTTTTTTTGAACAATGCAAATGGTGCAAAATATACATCATTCATAATAGTTCTATCTTCATTTTGAATATCTTTCACTATTCTATTGAATTTATCAAAATTAAATTCTTCTGGAGTTATACCAATATTCTCAACTATCTTTTCCGGAGAAGGTGGATGTAGCGGTGGTTCAATTCTTGTAAATGATAAAACAGTATTAACATCGGATAAATCATTTCCAATGTGAACATCTAAATCCTTTCCAACTACCATATCGGATTGTAAATAACAAACTATATCATTTTTTGCTGCATCAAACATTACAGAAACATTTCTTTGACTTCCAAATGGATAGCCAGTTTCATTACGATATATTTTCATATTTGGAAATGTCTGTTTCTTTTCTATTAAAGTATCGTATGTATTTTGATTATCTGAATCTACAAAAATTAAAATCTCATGGTTTTCTATTTGAGTATTATTCTTTAAAGATTCTAACAATAAAATCGTATAATCTTTTTCATTATTTGCAGTCGGTATACAAAATGTTATCGGTTTAATCATATGGTTTCCTTTATCCTATTGTAAATTATTTTTATAGACTCCTGCAATCCTATAAATTTTATACCCAAATCAAAATAATTACCAACATAATCACCATTGGTTGAATTTATTTTGTTTATAGATTCATCTTCCATTGATACTATCTCAACTCGGTCATCATCTACATCATTTATCATTTCTAATATTTCTTTCAATCTAAACGACTTTTCATAAACACAATCTATTGTTTTTGGAAAACGTGTGTAATCTATCAAAAATTCATCTATCATTTTTGCTAAATCATCTATGTAAAAGAAATCCATCAGTCTATTTGAAAACAATGTCATTGGTAATCCATTTATTTTTTTTTCTATATTACCACGAATCAATCTGTCTGAATTTTCATCAGTACCAAAACAATTAAATATTCTGAAATTATACATCTTATCTTCTATTAAACACAACTTACTTATTACACTTTTTGACATACCATAGTAATCTATTGGGTATCTATCTTTTGAATCGATGTTTATATCAAATCTTCTATCTAATTCTGCACCAGAACCAAATGTTATTATTTTATCAAAACAATGTTTATTTGATAAAAGATTATATGTCATCAGAATGTTTTTGTAAAACATTTCTTCCGTATCTGGTTTAGTTCTTCTCCCACCCTCAACTGCAGTATGTATTACTAAATCATATTGCTTATCTGAAAAGAATTTTTTTGTAGATTCGTAATCTGTTAAATCTAATTCATTTCTTGAAACCGTATCTATTTTATATTTTTCGGATAAAAGTTTTGATAAATTTCTACCAATAAAACCATTTGCACCAGTAATTAATATTTTATTTAGAACTTTCATAGTTTTCTGGCAAAAATAACTTTACATTCACCATTAGTATGTGTCAAATCTATTTTGTCATATATTTCGTACCCACATGTAGTTAATTTATCAATAGCCATTTTGTATAATTCATCTCCGTGGGTTTCTATGTAGTATTGTTCTATCTTTGAAAATATTTCATCGGGAACAGAAAGTAGATGTAACTCACCACCTTCTATATCAGATTTGATAATATCTATATCATTTTCTTCTATTAATTTTATCATAGTATCAACATTTGATATTAATGTATTTTGAATAGAAAACATATCTAAGTAATCATTCATATTACTTTTCATAGTTTCCACGTCTTGATTTGATCCATCTACGCCAATTACATAAATTGCACCAAGACCTAAAAAGTATTCCAAAGTTGATGGGTATGTTAAACCACCAATCCTACCGAAATCACCACACCCTAAATCCAAAACTCTTTTACCTTTTACAAAAACAGATTCCCAATGTAAATGGGGTTCTTCGCTATTCACTAATCTAAATTCCATTTTAATTCCTCTCAAAAATGTTTATATTCATGTCTGTCAATTCGCCTGGTATTATTTTTCCACTTGCATCTATCCCTTTGGCAACAACTTTTGGTTCGTGTTGTTCATTAGGATCGGAAAATACTTCTACTATTATTGGAAACAATTTCGTTTCACTGAAAACTCGATTTAATACTGTATCTATTTCTTTATTATTTTTTATTGAAAAATATTTAAACCCAAAAACATTTGAAAGCAAATCAAATCTTGGTATAGATACACCGGATGATATTTCTGATGCAACAAGATTTCCTTTGAAAAAAGAATTTTGTGTTAATTTTATTGACAAATAACCATCGTTGTTTATTATGAAAAGAATCATTGGTATATTATTATGACGCACAGTTTCTAGTTCTTGTAGATTCATCATAATACTGCCGTCACCTTCAATACATATCACTGGTTTATTACATCCATAATGTGCACCAATAGCCGCTGGTAATCCATAGCCCATGGGTGCCGTACCCTCATTACTAAAAAGTCTCTGATTTGATTTCAGGTTTATAGTTTTTAATGGAACAACATGAGCTGTTCCATCGCTTGTCACAATCACAGAATCATCCGATAAATAACTTTCTAATCGTTTTGAAAAAACATAGGTACTAACATAATCTGTCAATAAATTATGTTTTTCTAAAACAAGTTTTTCTTTTGACCTAATATCGAGAACATAATTTCTCCATTCGTCTATATTTTGTTTTTCTAAATTTCCATGCACGATTTGAAAAAAATCTTTCAAGTCAATTTCCCATTCAACCTTTGATTCAAATTTTAATTTTTTCATTTCGTTTGAATCAATATCTACTAAAAATTTTACAGCATTCGGAGCAAATTTACTTTGATCATAACCTATCATTTTTGGATTCAATCGTGAACCTATTGATATTACTAAATCACTATTTTGGATTATCCTATTCGATGTATATTGCCCCAATAAACCGAAACGACCTGCATAGTATTTGTAATCCGTATTTACAACATCAACCGATGAATGTGGACCTGTCATAACAGGTATTTCCAAATCAAAAACAAATTGATTAAACTGTTTCGTAGTTAATGATGATCTAACCCCACCACCAACAACTATAACAGGTTTTTTACTTTTATTAAGTAGTTCTTTTAGAGTTTGCAACTTTTCAATATGATTTGTAATCGAATATGAAAAATCATTTCTCACTTGAAATCCATCTAACTCTGATGGGTTTATATTTGATGCCTGTATATCAAGTGGTATATCTATCCAAACAGGTCCTGGTCTACCATTGGTTGCAAGATGATATGCCTTTTCTAATTCATACCGTATTTTATTTTTATCTGTGACTATGACAGAATACTTTGTCATATTTTTTACAGTATCTACTATGTTAAATTCTTGTTGTCCGATTTGTCTACAACCGGTTCCATTTGATAACTGTTCAGTTGGAACTTGACCAGATAAAATAATCATTGGGATAGAATCTTGATATGCACATAAAACTCCAGTCAATGCATTTGTTCCACCGGGACCGGTTGTAACTAATATACAACCAGGTTTATCCGATGTTCTAGCATATCCTTCTGCAGCCATTGCACATGCCTGTTCGTGGTGATTGCATACATATTTTATCAATTCGTTTCTACCAAGAGAATCAACAAGGTGCATGCATCCGCCACCAGAAACAGTAAAAACTGTATCTATATCTTTTGATGCAATAAAATTAAAAACATAGTCTGATAGTTTCATGTGTTTACTTTATATTATTTTTTAATAATGGTTCATCTTTTTTCATATCACATATCAAAACGGAATCCTTTTCTATGAAATCCCTCGATGAGATATGTCCTATTTCTTTTTGATATGGTATAGCACCATACAAGTCTTTAATTTCAACAACTTCACCGGATTTCATATCTCTTTTCAAATACAATCCTCTATAAAGTGATTCTAAGTAAATTGATTCTTTTTCATCAATAACTCTACGAACATTAGATGATGTTCCACACATAATAACAGATTTTTTGTATGCCTTAAACCACTCGTCTATTTGATGTGGTAGAGAGCAATAATTTGAAACTTCTTTTTGTTCATGTCCTTTTGGATATGGAATATCTATATGTCTTTCCCATGTCCTTGCTCCCTTTGCATATGATATTAACATGGAAGAATGCCAATCGTGATATTCATGTGTAGATAAACCAACAACCAATTTAGGATATTTCTGTTTTAAATAATCTATTTGATTTAGTTCCAATTCATCATCTTCACTTGGATATTTTGAAACACAATGGTTTATTGCCAATGGAATGTTCCTATTAACAAAAAAAGAAACAACATCATCTATTTGTTTATCGTTAGCACCACCAGTTGATATTATTACCGGTTTTTTTGTTGATGCAATTTTATTCAGAAGAACCCAATCATTTATATCTGAACTTGCTATTTTTATTATTGGTAAATCTAATTCAACACAAAAGTCCACGGACTTTTCATCAAAAGGAGTTGCCATTGGAATACAATCGTGTTTTTTTATGTATTCAATTAGCTCTTTAAATTCATCATAAGTCAATTTTGTTTTTGATGTTTTTTGTATGTATCTGGTTCTTTTTTTCAAATTAGTTAGTTCTTGACCAGATCCCTCATCTTTGAATTTTTTATGTATAAAATTATCAACATCTCTAAATTGTAATTTTATAGAAGCCTTGACTTTATTTTCCTTTACAACCTTTGCAAATTCTCTTATGATTTTCTTTCCTCTTTCAATCGAACCCCAATGGTTATTGGCCAATTCCAAAACAAATAAGTTTTCAAATATATCACTTCCTTTCATTAAAATACCTCTAATCAATGTAAAATTACCATATAAATTTATTTCTATAAAATTCCACAATATCTGCAATTTCTTCATCAAAATTCTTTACTGGCTTCCATCCTAGTGAACGCAACTTTGAATCATCTAATGCATATCTAACATCTTCACCCGGTCTACCTATTGAAAAATCTAAGTGTTCCATAATATCTTCACATTTATTATCATACAATTTAATGATTTTTTCAACAACTTCCAAATTATTTTTTTCTAAACCACCACAAATATTGTATATTTCGTTTTTTACATCAGATTCCATTATAGTTATCACGGCACTTGCGGTATCATTTGCATGCAACCAATTTCTCACCGGAGTTCCTTTACTATGTAACGGTATCTTTCTGCCAATACCGAGATACTTACAAGACTTTGGAATAAGTTTTTCTACATACTGACCTATTCCATAATTGTTTGTTGGTCTAACTATAACATATGAAATACCATAAGTTCTTGCCCACGCCTGTATTAACATATCTGCAGCAGCTTTTGTTGCAGAATACGGGTTGGATGGTTTTAATAAATCCGTCTCTGTGTGATCACCATCGGTTATGTCCCCATACACCTCGTCTGTGCTAAAATGTAATAAAATAGGTTTCTTATTATTTTCTTGTCTATAATTTTTCAACAATTCTAATATTCTATGAACACCATTTATATTAGAATGAACAAAATCGTCACTCTTTACTATTGAGTTTCCAACATGAGTTTCAGCTGCCGTATTAATTATGTAGTCACAATCATATAAAAATTCCAAATCATTTATATCACATTGAGTAAATACAAAATTTTCGTATTTATTAAATTCATCCAATAAATCTCTATTAGCAGCATAAGTTACTTTATCAACCCCACGTACATACCACCCTTTCTTTAAACATTCTCTAGTAACATATGATCCAATAAAACCTAGACATCCTGTTACATACACTATCTTTCGCATATATTCACTCCTTATCAAATGTTAATATGGGTTTGAACCATATAATTTATGTAAATTTTGTTTTTCTATTTGAGCTTTATCGAGTTGTGTTTTGCTTATGGTTTCTTCGTGATCAAGATAGATACAAAGAACTTCTGGTATCAATTTAAATCTTGAACCGTTTAAAGCAAATCTAATCCACATTTCCCAATCACCTATTGTATTAAATTGTTGATAGTTAAAATATCCAACCGCATCATGTAAAGATTTTCTCCACATAGGGTCTGGACCGGCATAACATGCATTTAAAACATATTTTTCATATTCATCTGGATATTCTAACACATTTATTTTATTTAAATCTATGTTATCAAAATCCAATGATTCGTCTCTAGTTGGTGCATAATAACTGTATGTCATATCATATTCATTATTTTCCAACAAATCATATTTTATTTTTGTATTTATTGGATGACGTATATCATCTATATTCCAGTTTGTAATATATTTTGTTGTTGCGTTTTCTATTCCCAAATTCCAAGCGTTGTATACGCCAAGTTTTTCGTTTTCTTTAATAAACTTAAAATTTTCAAATCCCTTCAATTCTTCAAATAAATCTGACCATTCGTTGTAAATTATGATATGTTCCGTTTCTTCAAATAGATGTTGCCTTTTCACATTATTTATGTATCTCGGTATAAATCGACCATATCTTTCCAAAGAACCTATTGCAGTTATTACAGAAACTTTAAATTTATTTATAGAATCTTCTGCATTATTTTTAATATTAAGTATATCATATCCCCAATCCCCCAAATTTGGTATTGAATATTTTTCTGTCATTTCTTGTATAAAATCAATTCTGTAATTATTTTTTGTTGCAAGTTCTTCAAAAATCCAACTTGGTATTTTACACAAAGAGTTCGTATATTCTTCTTCCCAATTAAAATTGTTAATAGATTCATCATAAGCAGAATAACCAACTGTATTTGTGTTATGTTTGTTTTTTGTTAAATAATCAGTCACTTTCCAAAAATACTGTTTTATAGCAACAAATTTTTTATTCATCCATTGTAGATGTACAATATGTAAATCCGAATCGTTAATCGTTAGATACTTTTCGGTTGGTGGTAAATGTGTTGAATGCATCTGTGTTTTTTTAAATTCATATCTTTTTGAATATGAACCAATTCTATCTTTAAAATTATTCAGCCATGGACCATCCGTTCTAATTGTATTTACCGATGTGTATTGTCTCCATCTTAAATTAAAAACAGTGTCTTTATTATTTTCTAATAATGTTTCAAGTTCGTTCTTTTTTAGTTTACCATTCAAATATTCATCACCATCTAAACATATAATTTTATCCGAATACTTTAAACCGGCATCAAATAAAGTTTGACGCATATCTGTCTCAAATGTTAGATTCTCTACATCTCGTTTTATATGCATTATATCCAATATATTATATTCATCTTTGTATTCTTTCAGATAATCGATAACAGAGTCATCACTCGTATCAACATAAAAAACAAATGCATCGGCGTATTCTTTCCATATTGGTAATAATTTTTTTAACAAAATCAAATCATTTCGTATCATTGAAATCTGAACTATCATTTTATCCCTTTTTAAATTTTATGATGAATCTTGTTTATATCAGAAAATAATTTTCTATTCTGATAAAGTAAATGGGGGTTTATTAAATAGACATTTTTTCCAGTATCTATTAAATGATTTATAGCATGGTCTCCCCAAAATTTCTTTTCTTTCAAAACATTAAACAAATCCAAATAAACTTTTGAATTTATGGCAATACCATGACAACCTGCAACTAATGGGTTTATATCAGATGAATAATGTCTTCCTTCATTTATTATTTTTTTGAAAAAAATTTCTTTTGAATTTTTTCTTGAATCATTGATTCCACCAAGTATAACAATATCCCAATCATCCGGTGGAACTAATAACGAAAAATCCAAATCTTCTTCCCATTCGTAAAATATCGTATCATCGTCAAATGCCATGTGGCTTTCCGATTGTTTTGAAATCTCTTGCATTAAAATAAACTCTGATGTTAATTGGTTGCCATAAAATCCTGCAGAAGCAGGATATTTTATATGATGTCTTCCGTGCATAAAATTGTAATCAGTATCAACAAATTTTGTGCCATCTATTGCCTCTATTCTACTATATGATAATCCTATATTTTTAGCACTATCATCGAATGATTTCATTCTTTCATTTGAGTTATGCAAATTTTTAACATAAGCATTTCCAAATATTTTATTTAATGCATTACCTATCATAATATATCCCTAAATTATTTTAAGCAAATCATCAAAATATTTTTTGAATGATGATAGACTAAAATGTTTTAAATAATTTTCTCTTGCAATTCTTGAACATTCATCATAAAATTCAGAATCATTCATTAGTTTATTTACCAAAACATTTGCAGAATGTATGTCAGATATATTCACAGACAATTCTGGAAAACAAATTCTTTGAGTATCTACATCTTTATTGCCTATACATGGTATTCCAAAATAAGCACAGTTCAGATAGAAAGTTCCAGCAGCAACAGTAGGCATTAAATGAACCGCATATTTAAATTCAGATAATGATGTCATCCAATCTGTCCAACTTAATCTTGGAAGATGATTTAAATTATCTACAAGTTCCTCATTTTCTCTCATAGCATGAGAAGTCTGTGTCCATATAGGTAAATTAAAGTTAGAAGCAACTAAATAACTTTCAAACCCACCATACCATCTTGAAAAATTTCCACCAACCATAACTTTATTTTCTCTTTTTGGTAAAGTATTTTTTATAGTTTCTTCTATTATCAATGATGGTATTATATTCACTTGTTTATTTTTAAAAAGACCTTTGTAATAATTAACATCAATTTCATTGTGAACAAATATCCCATCACATTCTGAAATCATATTGTAAAACATTATCTGATCTTCTATTTCATAATTCGTCCACCACCAATGTGGACCCTCCTGCACATAAAATACTTTTGAATTATTATCTTTTAATTTTTTCAAAAAGTCTGAGTTGAGTATGTTACTAACAGGATTTACATCCGATACCAATTTACTTCCCTCTGCACTTAAAAAGACTCTACCTTTTGGAAATATAATAAAAACAAAATCATAACCAACAATATTTTTGTAATTATAGATATTATCATGTTCTGCATTTAAGGCATTCATCCAAGCAAATTCCGTTCTCATATTTTTATGATGTGACGGAATTTTTCCAGTAAACCCCATTTCTGTTAAAAAAATAATTTTATGCATAACAATTTTATTTAGATATATTATTTAAATATTCTTTTATCTTATCACAGACATAATCTACATCGTCTGTTGTCATTCCATGATGTGCACCCAAAAGAAATCCATCTTTCATTATGGTATCTGCATTAGAAAATGTTTCTAAATATTCTCTATAAACAGGATGACGAGTGATATTACCTGCAAATGTAACACGAGTTTGAATATCGTTATCTTCCAAATAAGTTAGTAGACCCAATCTATCTTCATATTGAAGTGGGATTGCGAGCCAATTAGGTTTGATACTATCGTCTGGAAGACTTATCTCTGAAATATCTTTTAGATTTTCAATATACCTTTCGATATTTTTTCTTCTTATATCAACAAACCTATCTAACTTTTCCATTTGAACCAAACCAAATGCTGCATTCATTTCAGATGATTTGAAATTGTAACCAAGAACACCATATAAAAATTTGAAATCATATGGTATTCCATCAACTTGATGATTGAATCTTTGATCAACTTCCTCAGTATTATTTCCAATTCTGCCCCAATCTCTAAATTGCAAACAAACATCACGGAGTTTTTCATCATTAAACATCACCATTCCACCGGAACCACCTGCAGTGATTACATGGGAGGCATAAAATGATGTAGTTGAAATATCAGTTTCTTCCGTATATGTCATTGTATCTGCAGAATCTTCAATCAATATAATATCGGTTCTACCAATAGAAATTATATGATCACGAATTGCCTTCCAATCTGGTTTATTGCCAATCAAATTTGGAATCATAATAACTCGTGTATCATCTGTTATTTTTTCCACAATCTGATTAACGGTTGGTACATATGTTGTAAGACCAACATCACAGAAAATTGGCTTTAATCCCAACTGAACCATAGGTGCAACAGTGGTTGAAAAAGTACAGGCGGGTGTGATAATATGACTACCCTTTGGTAAATGTAAAGATGCAAGAGCAAGCAAACACGCAGAAGAACCAGAATTTACAAATACTCCATATTTTTTTCCAAAATACTTTGATACTATATTTTCAAATTCAATTGATCTAGGACCGAATCCAGCTATCCAACCATCACGCAAACATTGTTCAACTGCTTTAATTTCTTCTTCTCCGTATGATTCAAACTTATTTGGAGCATACCAAACTTTTTTTCTTAAATTCATGTTTCACCTATTAAATATTTCTATAAAATTGATTTTGTTTTTCTTGTTTATCTATTGATTTTATATGATAAAAACAATATGCTTCTTCTTCTGGTAGAGAACTGTAAACCTCATAACCCGATAATCTCTCGTGTACTTTATTTACCCAATTTATATTCTTTGAGTTTTTGTATATTCTTGTCTGATAATCTGGCCAATTAATTCGGCCTTCTTCATCAAAGTTCCATCCCCATTTTTTTATGTGTTCATCAGTTATATCATCAACAACATTCCATCTTGGCACCAGAAACATATCTACTTGTGAATTTTCTTCTAGTAAAGAATGTATGTTTTCAATTAAGAATGTTGAAGGAACTTCGTCGGCATCAATATTCACTATCCATTCATTTGAACAATAATTTCTTATATTATTTTTAAAAGAAGAAAAATCATTTTTCAATGGAAATTTTATGTAAACAAAATTGTTAAACTTATCAATGAAATCTTCTATAACACTTTCAACATCTTCGGTAACTTTATCTGCATCAGATTGTACAACCACTTCGTCTACATCTTTAATGTATTTTAAAAGGAATGTTAATAGTAATTGTAGTTCATGTGCCTCATTGTAAACGGTGATAGTATAGCTTATCATAAATTCAATCCGATATTTTATTTAATTTTGGTAATTTTATTTCAGATTTTACTGCGAATTTTGGAACATTTGTATTCATAATGCTTTCAAATCTGTCATGCATTTTATTGTAAGACCATTTTGTTTTCATAGAAATTAATGCCAATTTTGATTTTTTCAAAAATGTATTGTACTTTGAAAACACATCTTTCATTTTTTCCGATGCTTTTGTGTAATCAACATTAAACCAAGATGATCCTTTATTGATTACTGTTTCCCAAATTGCACTATCGTGAACTTCTTTTAACTCACCTTCTAGCAAAACATTCACATCTGATTCGATGAAATCTAGATGTCCACTCCATTTTGGAACCATTATTGGTTTTCCGGTTGTCATAAATTCTGCAATAGGTCTACCATAACCTTCACCTTTGGTAAAAGATATAAATGATTTAATCTTATCGTGGTGATATAACGTATTCATATCCGTTTCATCTAAATCACCATTCAACAAATATATGTTTGGTAGTTTTTCCAATTTTACCATGTTTTTAATTGAATCTATTTTTCTTAATATTTCATTTCTTCCTGTTATAGAAAATGTTCCCATTGATGTTTTTAATAAAAGTGCAGGTGCATTTTCTTTCCCAGCAAAAGTTTTTAGAAACGTGTAGATTAATCCAGATACATCTTTTCTATCGTTTCCAAAATCACCCTTTAACCAATGTCCAACAAACAAAAATACAAAATCTTCTTTTATATCATTCAACATATTGGTTACATTCACGTTTTGTTGTGCATCTTTACCGAATAAATCTGTTCTAACACCTTCATGCAAAACTTCTATTGGTTTTGTTATTCTGTGATTGTCTATCATCTGATTCGTTTGTTTATCCCTCTTTTCATAAACGGTATTAACAAAAACATCTTTTGCATGTTTTGATGGAACAATTATTAAATCCATTCGGTTACAACCTTCTACCCATTCTGGAGAACAAATATTAGTTTCTATACCGGCTGTTATACCTATATTATATTTTCCGACTGGCTGAAACTCTGTTGGTATTGTACATTGAACCCAAATATCAGGTTGGCTAGTCATCTGTTCTTTTGCAATTCTATTTAATATTTCTTTATGATCACTATTGTTTTCATCTAAAGCATTCATTGGAGTTTCACCCCAATTTATAGATATAATTTTTACATTATATTTATCCATTTTTATTAAAGACAAAACCAAATCTCTTGCATGTGATCCATAACCACTAACAGTTGCAACTGGTCCACAAAATACCAATTCTGGCTTATTTGACATATCTATCCTCACGCTAATATTAATTCAAATTTATTTTTAGGTTTAAATACATTTAGTGTATTATCAATACTATCAACAATTCTATTTGCCATTTCTTTTTTACTCATACCAACTTTACTATCCATGATATAATCTCTACCCATTTCACCCATTCTCTTTCTTTCACTCTTAGGAGTAGTATACCAAGAATATAATGCATTACCAACTTCTCTATAATCGGCTCTATCATCAAAAATATAAGGAGTTGGAACTGATCCTTGTAATGATATATTTGAAGGCCAAACGGGTTTAACCCATTCTCCGTGTTTCAAATCAGACCATTCGTATCTATCATGTAGAGTGTGAACTTCAACATAATCCTCGGCTGTAAAATAATCATTTGTTTTTGGATTAATGAAACCACATTGGTCTTGTAACCCACCGGTGACATTTACTATAATAGGAACGCCGGCTGCCATTGACTCTGCCGTTGCTAAACCAAATCCTTCATTTGATGACATATTCAAAACAACATCCGCACAATTATATCTAACATTTAAATGTTCGGTTCCAACTATACTATTTGCGAAAATAACAGGATACTTTGGGGATAAATCACGAATAACGGCAGACAAATCCGTTCCATTATGATCAATTTCTACCGTATGCATATAAAGTAAACAATCATTTACTGCGTCACCACCGTTTTTATCAACGAGTTCACAAAAATGTTTATATGCCAATATAACATCACCTGGATGTTTTCTGTGGATATTTCTGTTGTTCCACATTATTATGAAACGATTTGGATTATCGGATCTTAATTCATTATTTTGTTTTGTATAATCATCCCAATATTTGTCACCCTCTTTTATCGGATAAAACATATCGGTATTTATTCCATGTGGAACATATGTTATTCTATTATTATCTACACTCTCACCCACCCTTTCAAGTATTCTTTTATTTATACCGTATGTTTGTTTTGAAATTGCCATCAATGAATCACAACTAGAATATGCCTCTTTATTCCACATTGGATCGGTAGGTGTTCCACCAACAAGTCCTGCACCATCCCATATGTTCAAATACAATAATGGCATTTTAGTTCTAATTTCATGTTCCATATTGTATAACCATCCCCAAAATCTTGGATCAGTAAAATGTAAAATGGCATCTGGCTTTTCAATTTCAATTAATCGTCTGATTAAAAGAGAATCACCATATCCATTGTTGCAATATATTTTTACATATGAATCGTTAATACCACTTATTTTGTTACAATCATCCGATAAATCTAATACCTTTCCTGAATCAGGATGATTCATCGCTGCACCAACTTGAACCCAATCATATTTATGAACAGTTCCTAATACAATATCTCTCGATACAGTTGCTATTCCAGATGTAAGTCTCAAATCGTCTGACAGTAATAATATCTTTTTCTTTGCCATGTGAAACCTTTATATGTTAAAAAACTTTTGTGTTGTAGTTGATGAAACACCGTTCATGTTAATAAGCATTTTACGGTACGGTTTGAATTTGTAACCCATTTGTTCTAACGAAGAATTAAACCAATCTTCCGAGTAATCATCTTTATTTCTTTTACCGTTTGAAACTATTGTTTGCATATCACGAATAAAGTTATCAAGTTTGTTCATATCTCTCGTTAATCGTATCAATCTCAATCTTCGTCTGTTATATTCTTCTTCATCGTTCTCTAATCTTTGAATCTCTAATATAAGACTTTTTAACGAATTTTCCAAATCATTTATATCATACGATAAAACTAATTCAGCAAATTCTGTTCCCTTAAACAAATCAATATATGTTTTATCATAGATTGGAATTGTCATCAAGTTCTTCTCTATTTGAGCATATTCAAATCTTGGTGTAATAAACATCCCAAAGAAAGGCACGTTTGTATTTGTTGTTGATATACTGAATCTACAACCGGTTAAAAAGTCCATCATACTTTCCATCGTGTATGTTCCTGCAAGTATCATGGGTTTATGGTTATCAAAAACTTTGAATACGGTTGGATCCAAATCATAGTCTGGTAGGAATGTATCATTAAAAGTTTTACGAGAAACATTCGCGTGTTCTGATAATATCTTTACATGATTGAAGTAATTTTCGGGTGAATATGTGTTTCCAATATGAACCAATTTCTTACCAGACAAGTCTCTCAGTCCCATCTTACCCATTGTTTCTACTATTGGTTTGAAGTTCCCATGGCCTTTGAATTTTGCATAGTAAGCACATTCTGAAATGTATGGTAATTCTTTTTTATTCTCCCATGATTTTTCAATCCACTTGTCATAAATACTCATGTCAATATAACCACCGACTTGAAAAGTATAGTTGGAAGTTCCCCTCATTCCAATATATTCTTTCAAGGCATCTACAAAGAATGGTGTGTATGTTAAGTAGTAGTCACTATATTTTATGAATGCAGGAACACAGATAGTATTGAAATGCATGCCCTCATACGGGTATATCTCGTGGTCAAAGAATGCAGTTATAGTATTCAACTTACAATACATCTTTGCCAATTCGATCAGTCTTTCTCTATGTTCTGGTTTTCTTTTTTGAATACCATCAACATCGTAGATAAATTTGTTTAGATTTAAAACAACAATATCATAACCATCTAACTTATCTTTCAATTCAGTTATTTCCATTTCCGAAATATCTATACAGTTCTGATATTCAGATTTGAAATTGTTTGTTTCACTTGGGTTAAAATAAAAAGTATCAACACTATCAAGTGATGATATATTTTTAGTAAAGGTATGTATACCCCTATAAACAGATAAGTCTATTATTGCAAGTTGAGCTATTTTCACGAAACACCTAATCAAAACGTTTACTATAAATATCTAGTAATTTTAGAAAACGATAAATTTTAGAACGGTAACATATTTCTTTTTTCTTTCGGACAGAGTTCTTCTTTATCGTTAAACTCACAATATTTACAATTTGAATAATCACGACCTGATTCTGCAGTTTGTATAACATCCAAACGATATTCACCTTCTTCTGTAAAGTTTGTTGTGATAAATTCTGCAATTTCTTTTTTGATATTGTTCTGTGAAACTTTGCCATTAGATGGTTCAAATCGTTGAACTCTTTGTTTCATCGCTTCATATTCCGCATCTTCAATTATTTTACGGCGAAGAATTAAATACTCAATATGTATATCTTCTGGACTAACATCATATTGTTTTGCATAGTATGTTTTGTAAAGTAACAACTGTGATGTTTTTACTTTATCTGCCTTTGCCCATTTGTTCCAACCATTTGTGCTGGTTTTAAAATCGTATATGTATATTTCACCGGTCTTTGTATTACGAATTACCAAATCAAGAAACCCAACCAACTTTACTGTTGGGTGAGTTTCAAGTGGAATTATGTTTATCGGAACTTCTATACCAACCAATTCGTAATCTTTCTTTTGGAAGAAATCTGCACGATGGGCTTTGAACCAATTAAGAATCTGAACACCATCCGAATAGTATTCTTTTAATTCTCTATCACTAGAAAAATGTTTATCATTATTCTCCGTGAGTAATTTTTTGTATTGGTCACGAATTCCAGACTGTAGCATTTCATTGAGGTCAAGTTTATTTGCCTCAACGATTGATTTCTCATAAATATTTTTTACATATTCTTGCAATACTTCATGCATTACCGTTCCGAAAAGAGCGGCAGTCGATGGTTGAAAAGTATAATGTTTATCTATGTAATTTAGTTTCCATCTATGAGGACATACTTTCCACATTTGATATTGTGAGAAAGATACTTTTCGGTTTGCCATTATTTACCCCACTTGCCAGACTGAACAAGTTGTGCAATAATACCATATACTGAAATATCTTTGAATGTATCATCAAGACTTTCACCAACTGCATCTTGTGATCCAAACATAATCATTTGTTTGTAACGATTTATTTTATCATTGATACGAAAGAAAAGACCTTGTAGAGAAAGTTTACGGTCTTGTTCTTTTTCAAGTGTACTACCCATTGATATATTATCTGGACCATAGTTACTTTGCTTTGCACAAAACAATTCATATTGAACCTGTTGAATACGCTTAAATTCTGCAGTCATAACTGGAAACTTTTCTTCCATTTGTCTAACAACATCGGATTGTTTAACACTCAAATCTATTTCAGATATAGACATTTTTATATTCCTCATTTTATATTTTTTAATTGTTTTTCAAACTTTTTAATATCATCTTCTTTTGTTCCGTACATTTTTAGTATTTCAATAAGTTCATCTGGATTCTCTTTTTTAAGAAAAACAATATACGGATATACTTCATTTCTACCCAATTCAAAGTGTTTACAAAATATATCAACAAACTCTGGTTCTATCTCAACACGAGTTTTTGATTTGATATATTTTAAGAATATTGATTGTTTAGGTAGAACATCGAGTAAAAGTTTATAGTAATCTTTTGAAGTTAAATCACCATTTGAATATTTTTGAAATTCATTTATAGCTTCAACAAATTGGGATTCCATTGAAAAGAAACGAGCAATCATATAATTACTCCAAGATTTTTTATCTTCTTCTGTGAGTTCTTCCCATTTTGTTTTACGGAAAGTTATACCTTTAATATGATCAAATAAACTTTTACTCATTATATCCTCAATCGTTTAATTGTTGTTTTTTTGTTGGCATAAATTCTTCATTGATATTTCCACATTCAAGACAGGCATAAGTTGGAATTGGAATAATACCTTCTTGTCCCGTTGGTGAAAGTAAAGCAGAAATCTTTTTGAAAAATGTTACTTCGTGAAAAAACTTATTACCGCAATTTGAACATTCAATATCAGTTGCTTGATTTATGTCAAGAGTCATTTGTTGCGGTTGTGGCTTTCCACCACCGTTAATATCATATACGCTCATCATTACCTCCTTTGGTCAATTTCCATAATAATTTGAATAAACATAGCCATGGCATTTATTTCATGGTCTACAACAAAACTGTCTTTATACTGTGCTTCAGCAATAATTAGAATAATTGTAGATACGAAACCATTAGCGTATGTATCAACAGTATCATAAAGATAACGAAACATTTGATTAAAGTCTCTAACATGATTGTCAGCAAGTAACTGACGAATACCATCAAACTTTTCTTTTTTATTTTTATTCGATTTTAAAACATCAACGATAGATGAAAGATAATTGTGTTCTACCAAAGTTGTTTCATCTAATTTTAAAACACCACCGATAACACATCGTTGAGTTGTGTTGATTACACGGCGAATATCTGGATAAGATTGATTGATAATTGTTACAAGATTTTCTTTCTCATATTTTACACTTTCACCTTCAAGAATCTTTACAAGATGTGATGCAACTTCTTTCTTTGAGGGTGGAACAATATTGAATATCTGACAACGAGATTGAATTGGATCGATAATCTTATCTACATAATTACAAGTCAAAATAAAACGAGTAGTCTTACTGAATGTTTCGATTACATTACGAAGTGCCGCCTGAGCGTTTGGTGTCATATAATCACACTCGTCAAGTATAATTATTTTTAGTCCACCGAAACCAATCGAAGATGCAAACTGTTTGATTTTATCACGAACAGTATCTACGGAGTTTTCATCTGATGCGTTGATGTAAATGTAGTTATCTTTTGCAATAGTATTTGCAACAATCTTAGCAAGTGTGGTTTTACCACTACCGGCATCACCGTAAAGAAGTAGATGTGGAACATCACTGGTGTCAATGTATTGTTGAAACGTTGCCTTTACAGTATCATTTCCAACATAAGTGTCAAGTGTCTGTGGACGATACTTTTCGTTCCAAATTGTGTGTGAGGGGTTAAACATAACATACCTTAATGTTTGATAAATTCATATACTAATATACAAAATTTTTAGATAAGAACCAAATTATTTTTGAAAAACAAAGATTGGCTCTCTTTTATATCCTGCACCCATGACGGCAGATAGTATCAGTTGCAGGGTATCGGTGTGAGTAAAGCCAACTAAGTTGGCATACTTTATAGTCATTTCTTCGAGGTCTTTATACTTTGGTGTGTTGGCTATGTTGATTAACATATACCCACCCTTTTTTAGACCGTGGTAACAGTTCCGAAATGTTCCTTGTAAGAAACCAGAACCCCAATCTTCTCTTGTTGGAAACTTATTGTATGATTGAGTTTCTTCATCTGCATATTTCTCTGTATCAAAATATGGTGGTGAAGTAAAACATAAGTCTAATGTTTCTGCGTCTGGAAGATAATCTTCTGAACCCATCATTTTTAATTGAATATCCTTACCAAGATAAGCAAAGTCATCACGAAGTTTACATAGTCCTTCAAATGTTTTTGTAGATGGTTCTGTTCCGATATAAGTTTTGATATAGGGTGATGCAAGAGCACCCACCAATCTTCCACCCCAACCGCAAGACATATCCCACATAACACCGTCACCACCAAAGTTTTTATAGATAACACCGGCGGCAGTTGGTCGGAAATTGGAAACACCTTGAACACCAGAATATATTTTAAGTGATTGACGCAAACGGTTTTCTTGAAAAGAACCACCCCAATGTTTTGATAACCATTTCAAACATTTACGAATAGTCATTTTGAATGTTTGGTCATTCAAAAAATTATCCATAGGAGACATTTTAGAATTGCCACACTTTACTTCCATTGCATGAGGAAAGTATGACCACGCCAATCGAAGTCCATTCATGGTTTGAATTATATCACCGTCTTTGAAAATAGAATCATAATCAAACTGTTGAAGTTTTCTCATGTGTTCATGTTTTTCT